TTTATGACGCGCTATGGAAGCCACCGGTTGGTATAACACAGGAGGAATCATGGCACGTACCCCCGAATCAAAAGTTAAGGAACAGGTCGATAGTTTACTAGCGCATGTGGGTGCGTATGTTCTTACACCCACGACAGGCGGCTTTGGTCGCAGTGGTCATGCAGACAGAATATGTTGTGTGCCTGATGTGCAGGGCGGACTAGGGTCATTTTTAGCGGTTGAAGTCAAGGCAGGAAAAAATAAACCTACGGCACTTCAATGCCGACGATTACTCTCGACACTCAATGCAGGTGGTTATGCCGCTGTCGTGAATGAAACCAACCTGTCTGTATTTCATACGTGGCTGGCTGCCATTCATAACGGAACGCTTGATGGGCCACGATATCTGTTACCGAATGGAGTCATATTAACGATTAATACAAAAGTTGGAAAATGAAAAACAACACGTTATGAGTATGATGCACTTTGGTTCGGTTTGTTCAGGTATAGAGGCCACGAGTGTTGCATGGGAGTCATTAGGAATAATACCCGCATGGTTTAGCGAGACAGATGCCTTTCCCAGTGCTGTATTACAGTATCGTTGGCCGCATATAACTAATCTTGGTGATATGATCTGTGTGGCAGATAAGATCATGAATCAAAGTATAAGTGCACCCGATATTCTTGTCGGTGGTACGCCCTGTCAGGCATTCAGTATTGCCGGATTGCGGAGCGGCCTCATTGATAAACGGGGGCAATTAACCTTATCCTTTGTGGAGATAGCGAATGTCCTTGATAGCGTCAGAGCATCAAATACCGAATCCCCAGCTATCATTGTCTGGGAAAACGTTCCCGGCGTATTATCCAGCAAAGATAATGCTTTTGGATGCTTTCTTGGTGGACTTGCCGGAGAAAACGTCCCCCTACAGCCGTCAGGGAAAAAATGGACGAACGCGGGTTTGGTGTCTGGCCCACAACGAACTGTCGCCTGGCGAGTGTTGGACGCGCAATATTTCGGCGTCGCCCAACGTCGTCGTCGCGTGTTTGTTGTCGCAAGTGCTAGAAGAGATGTCGATCCCGCCGAAATACTTTTTGAGTCCTACAGCGTGTGCGGGAATTTTGACACGAGCCAAACGACGCAACAAAGTCTTACCCAAAGCGTTGGAAGAAGCTCTATTGGTAGTCACTGGGACTCTTTCACCTATCCGCATCCGACCTTAAACCAGAGCCACAATGTGGGCGGTATAGGAATGAGCAACCAAGAAATTTTTTCACAAAGAGGGAGCGGCCTGATATCAACATACAGAATGCTGGCCTTTGGTGCGTATAAACAAGACGAGATGTCTTCGACGCTGAAATCCAGGGACTATAAAGATGCGACGGATTTGATAACCACACCCAATACCGTGCGTCGTTTAACGCCTCTGGAATGTGAACGCTTGCAAGGTTTGCCGGATAATCATACGCAAATCCCGTGGAAGGGTAAGCCTGCGATGGATTGCCCTGATGGACATCGTTATCGTGTCATCGGCAATGCAATGGCCGTTCCCATAATGAGTTGGATTGGAAAACGTATTTTAATGCAGCTGAGGTAACACAATGGTGTTTTTCATAGCCGTCATGAAATAAATCGAGGTGGTTGAATGAAATACGTGCATGTCACTCTCCCCTGTGAAGAACAGGGATGGTCATATGATGCAGATGCGGATTTGAATGAAGAACAACTCGTTCGTTACATTGCGGATTTACAAGAAAAAATAGAACAGCATGATGATGGGACGCTAACACGTTATGATAAAGATAATTTACAAATGGCCGAGCATCATTTGCAATGTTTAAAAGAGCTTTATGACCGACGTCAAGACACAATAAGTCCGGCCTTTATGTCAAAATCAGGTGACTGGGTACTGATTTTCTGTCTTATCGGATTAATTTATCTGATTATCAGGCCACTAATCACTTGGAATGTAACATAATGTTATACGCATACGATTATGGAATTCTGCAAAACGATATATTCAGCGATAAGGAAAAGCAGCAATCCCGTCACAACCTAACACGTGCTCTGACCTCTGATTTTGATCGTATTCCGAAAGTCTTTCTGGATTTTGAAACGTTTTATGATCCTGCCAATAAGTATTCATTATCAGCAAAAGGCATGACCTATGAAAAGTATGTTCGTGATCCCCGTTTTCAGGTCATACTTTGCTCCTTTCTTATTCCTGATACGGGCGAACGGTACTGGATACCGAACCATAAAGGTGCCGTAAGAAAAGAACTGAATGCCCTCATGTTACACAACTGTAACGTCATCGCACACAACCTTCCCTTTGATGGTTTTATTCTGTCAGATTACTACGGAATAGAACCCCTTGAGTTTACCTGTACCATGACGATGGCGCGGCCATTACATGGCGCAAAAGCGGCAAACAGTCTGGCCCAATTAGCAAAACGGTATTCCCTGCCGAATAAGAAAGAAGAAGTTCACCAGGTGATGGGAATGCGTCTGGAACATTTTACGGCCACTGGATTACAGCGGTATGGGGATTATGGTCTTCGAGATGTGGATCTTTTGCCACCACTCTACGGCCTTTTCCGTTGGCACTACTCTGAAATGGATATGGTCACCATGTCCGACACGATACGGGCCGGTTGTGTCTGTCAGTTTGATTTGGATAAGGCGTTACTGTGTGAGTATATCCCGCGCCTGATACAGTTACAGGAAGACAAACTGGCAAAAATTTCTGAGGCATTTTCACAAGATGTTGAGACGTTTCGTAAACGCTTATCGTCAAACCCTCAATTTGCAGAGGTACTGACGCAATTGGGTGTGGATGTTCCTATGAAAGACAGTAAGACCGCAAAGAATGCGGACGGGACACCAAAAAAGACGTATGCATTTGCTAAAACGGATATGGGCTTTAAGGCGCTGTTAACATCGGGCGATCCGTTTCTTGAGGCGGTCTGTGAAGCCCGTATGGGCGAGAAGTCCACGATTGGGATCACACGGGCCAAAAATCTATTAGATATTGCACATCGAGGAAAGATGCCGGTTCCCCTGAAAGCGTTTGGTGCAACAACGGGACGCTGGGTCGGCTATCAGGATATTAATGTTCAGAACTTCCCCAAACGTGGCGGCGATCTGACGCTGCGAAAATCCCTACGGGCACCGAAAGGCTATTCAGTCGTCACCTGCGACTTATCGCAGATTGAAGCCAGACGGATGGCTGACCATGCCGGACAGGACGATTTGCTGTTACAGTTTGCCTGCAATGAAGATCCTTATTCTGACTTTGCAACGATGTTATATGGTTATGAAGTCTCAAAAATAAATGGCCGAAAGAAAGAGCGTAACGTCGGTAAAGAGGGAATTCTTTCTCTGCAATATGGGTCATGGTTCGAATCGTTTTATTTACGGCTACGCACAGCCTATGATTTAGATGTCACCAAAGAATTCTGCCATGACGCTGTTTTACTTTATCGTGACCGTTATAAAAATATCGTTCAGTTCTGGACGCAGTGCCAAAATGCCTTAGACGTGATGCTTTATGGTGGCACCTATTCTTTTGGCTATGAAAACAACTATATTGCCATGAAAAACAAGATAATTTTACCGGATGGCTGGATACTGCGTTATGACGATCTTCGGATCGCCGGTAAAGATGAATTAAACCGCGACATCATTTTGTATACCGACGCCGAGAAACGGGAAACCCGCAAGATTTATCGCGGCATTATTGCGAATAATGTCACACAAGGCAGTTCTACCCGTATTCTACAGGGAATGATGATGAACCTGCGAAATGACGGCCTTTTTTGGTGTTTAACCGTACACGATGAATTAATTTTTATTCTACCAAACGAAGATCTTTCCTATTGCTGTGAACAAATCCAATACCGAATGAGAGAGCGCCCCGATTGGGCGCAACGGACACCTATTGATTGTGAGCTGACCGCAGGCCCAACCTATGGTGATCAATATGATGAAGCTATCTGGATAGCCTCTGGTTTTAATCAGAGGAATGCTGATGCTCTTTTGAAAGAATGCAACTAAACGAAAATAAGGATAAACCGTGCAGCCAAAAATAAAACGCGATACGTTATTTCTCATTGCCGATGTTGAGACATTATCTAATCTGGCGGGGGATAAACCTTTAGTTTGGGAGGTTGGTCTTGCCTTAGTGCGGGGTGACGGACTCATACTGGGATCGTGGGGGTCACTGGTCAATGTGCATGATATGGTAGCACGGGGATTTAAACAGACACCTAGCACACTGGCGTGGCTTATGAGTCAAGAAGCCGAAGTACGTTTCAGGTTTAAAAAAGCGTGTGAATCTGACACCCCAATACTTATTGATGTCATGCAGGAAATGACAACCTGGATTAAAAAAACCGTCAGTGCGCATATGAACTGGGGTGAAATCCATTTCCCTATTCGTAATCTTTATTTACTGGGGCGTGGGGCTGCGTTTGACTGTCCGATTATGGAAGTCTTATATCGTGAAGTGAATAACGATTCGGAACCACTACCGTGGCTGTTCTATAACGGGGCGTGTCTACGTACCTTTGAAATGATCTTCCCGATTCGGGCACCCAATACAGGCACAGCACATCGTGCAGAGCACGATGCTCTTTGGGAAGCTCAATGTTTATCACGACAGCTCGCAGTGTACTGGCAGTTTGCAAGCCAGATTAACGCCGCCTGTTATCAAATGGACACACAAGGGCAGTCTCTTCCCCCCAACGAACTTATTCCGTTAGGAAAGATTATAACGGAAGATACCGATAGCAAGCTCACTCTGTATGCTAAACCCGATACACCGAGCATTTCCACCTTATCAAATACCGCTCAATTTCAAAATGATAAGCCATGTTTACATCACAACTGTCCAGATTGTCATGGTTTGTTTATAAAATCTAACGGTGAACCATGTGTGCATCTTATGGCCTGTCACTGTCCTCACTGTCAAAAGGAGAGTATATAAAATGGCAAATGTCATTATTACCGTGACCGATCTGCCTGATGGTCAAGTTGATATCAATTATAATTTTGGTAACGATTTTATTGCCCCCCAATGTGATGCCGACTTAGAAAAACTGACGGATGCGCAACAGTTCAGTATTCTCATTACACAATTTATCACGGGCTGGATCTTGGATTCGGAAAATAAAAGGCCAGCTGACGTTCAACCGGTGATACGCATTCCCGGAGTGAAGCGCGATGGGTAAAGTGATCTTTTCAGCAAAAGAAAAAGACGACTTAATCGCATATCCTCTGGATCATGATGTGGAGTGGCCGAATAAAATTCATAAACCAGTTGGGGGCGGTAAACTTTTGTCGTTGGCCTTATCATTTTCGAAACTGAGTCAGTATCAACAATGTCCGCGACGATTTTATGAACAACACCTGACACATAACATTCCCTATACTGACACCCCAGCCACCTTATGGGGAACGCAGGTACACCAGGCTCACGAAAATTATCTGTTAAAAGGCCAGCTGATGGATGCGGTGGTGAAAGAAAAAATCGGTACTGGCGTAGCGGATATGTTAAAGAAGAAATTTAATAACTTAGTAGCAGAACAGCGTGTTGGTATTCCTTTGTTCGGTGAACAGGAATGGGCCATTAAAGCGGACGGCAAGGTAGCAAGTTGGTTTGATACGTCTGCCGTTTTTATGCGGGGAAAAACCGATTTAGGGATGGGAAGTTTAAAAAAACTCTATCTGTATGATTATAAAACAGGAAAAGACCGTTATCCTAAAACCGATCAGTTGGATTTAATGAGTGTCATGGCAAAAGCACAGCCAACCATGCAGCATTATACGCAATTTGATAGTGCCCTGATATTCTTAGAAGCAGGCACTGTTAAAACGCATACAACCTATCTTCATGAGGAAGGACACGCGATACAAATGCGGAAATTTTTACGGGAATCTTTACGTATTATTGATTCTTATGAGCGTGATTATTGGCCGGAACAGACATCGCCGTTGTGTGCCTATTGTCCGGTGATGAACTGTCCGTTTAATGCCACGGTTCAGAAGTGAACGACAGTTGACATACGAGCGGATATACTCATGACAATGAAAGAAAATCCAGATGTCACGTTTCTGACAATAAGGGGAGATGCCTTATTGGTGTTATTGCGCAATTTATATGAGCGACGAAAAGAAGAACAGGCCATGCTGGAAACCATTCTGACGATGATGGAATCATTAGATAACAGCGTTCAGTTGGCAGGAGAAGGCATGACTAACGCCAATGCCCGATTGGTCAGTATACTTAAGCAACTGAAACCCAAAGAAACTGCAGGCCTATCTGATGAAGAGATAATGAAACTTGTCGGAGGACAATGGAATGAAACACACTCTTAAGGCGAAAGATTTACAGGCATTAATGACCTATAATCCGAATACGGGTGGTCTTTTTTGGAAAGCACGTACACCAGAACTCTACCGAAAATACAGTCAGGCGGATCAGGGGATGGCAGAGCGTTCCTGTACATGGTTTAACCAACGTTATGCGGGTGAACACGTCGGTATCACAATGAATGGCAGTAACACGTATGTTCGGATCGCTATTGGGAGCGGTGCGGGAAACATACGGAAAAATATTCTGGATCTTATTTGGGCTGTCGTGACAGGCAAAGAACCGAATGGCCTTGTTCGATTACTGGATGATAATTGTGCGCGTACCGTGGATAATATTGTGTGTCTTTCTCCTCATATTGCACAGCTCTTTCGTAATCCTCGTGCGGGAATTTACCGTAATCGCGAAGAGAAAACATTTTACTGGCGCATTTATCGGGGAAAAGGACTCGATCAGCAAGGTGGTTATCAGACGATTAAAGAGGCCCGAGAAGCCCGTGATAATAAACTCAAAGAATTAGGTTTATGGCAGGAAACATTATTGAATGATGTATATTCATAAGGTTGAATGATGGCAACGTTGCAACTCTATCAGCAACGGGCGCTCGTCATTCAGGGGTCAGAACAAGAGCTAGAACAGGCACGTGTGTTGAATCCAGAAGGACGTATTGATCTGGGTGACAATACAGTTGCCTATAAGTGGAACTATTATAATGCGGCACTCCTGGCGTTTGCCAATTTACCCGCTGTTAGTCCTATTTATCGGGACTATAATTGGCCCGGCCCCAGTGATTTTCGTCCGTATCAGCACCAGATTGTATGTGCTGACTTTTTATGTCTTAGAAAAAAAGCCTATTGTTTTGCGGGAACAGGAACAGGGAAAACCGCTATCGGCATCTGGGCGGCTCATTATCTGTATACCCTCGGATTGGTAAAAAAGATCCTGGTACTTTGTCCGTCTTCCGTATTATTGGATGCGTGGCAGCCTACCGCTGCAAAATTGCTGTTCGGTGTGGCAGATTTTACGGTGATTGAAGGGTCAGTAAAAAAGAAACAGGAACAGGTCGCCTCGGATGCACCGTTTCACATTACGAATTACGAAGCGTTGAAAGGACTTCATAAGGAATTTATTCAGAATAATTACGACCTGATTATTCTGGATGAGAGTACTAAAATAAAGAACAGGGAAACGGATTTATGGACGTTGGTTTATCCCCTTGTGCGTAATGCCATGTATGCGTGGCAAATGACAGGAACCCCCACACCAATGGGGCCAAAAGATGCATTCGGCCAGATTTGTATGTTTGATGGTTTTGGTAATACGGTGCCGAATATCTACTGGTGGGAAAATTTAACGACGTGGAAAGTCAACGAGTTTAAACGACTTCCCCTTGAAGGTTGGCAGGATACCGTCGCAAAATACATGAAACCCGCGATCCGAATTCGAACACGGGATTGTATTGATTTGCCACCAATTGTATATGAATCGCGTTATTTACCCTTAACATCGGTACAAAATGCCGCAATTAAGATGTTACGTATTCAGCAGACGGTTAATTTAGCGGGTGAAGATATCACGGGAGATAACCAAGCCATTTTATTGAATAAAGTGGTACAAATTTGTTGTGGTGCCGTGCTTTCTGAAAATGGCGAAGTGGTTGAAATGAAACCCACGAAACGGTTGAATGAATGTCTGGAAATTATTCACAGTGAAGAGGGAAAAGTGCTTATTTTTGCGCCATTCCGTGCCGCTGTTGATATGATTGCCCGTTATTTACGCCTTAAAAATATTGCGGTTGGCGTCATCCACGGCGGGATAAGTAAGACAGCACGCCAAAAAATCTTCGACAGTTTTCAAGATGATCTTAAAGGACAGATGCAAGTGATAGTCGGTGTGCCCTCCGCATTCGCACACGGTGTGACGTTAACGGCAGCGAGTCATACCATTTGGTTTGCACCGTATAGCAGTACCGAAGTGTATTTACAGGCTAATGCCCGAATGGAACGTAATGGACAGACACACCATATGACGGTAACCGAAATCTGGGGTGATCAACGGGAAAAACAGCTTTATGACATAACCGCAGGACGCGCAGATGCTCAATTAACATTGCTGGATATTTACAGGAGTCTCTTAAAAGACAACCAGGGGGACTAACAATGAGTGATCCTTTTGTCGGTATCTCAACAGCGCAATTGGCCTCAGCCCATATTCAATTAATGCAACAGAAAGAAGCCATTGAAGCCATGCACAAGGCGGCAATGATAGAGGAAACAAAAAGCATTGATGATCAATTACGCGTCCTGTATTACGAAGTTCAAAAACGGATGCAAAATGAGAAAATTCATTCATTGGATACGGAATCAGGTAAGGTTCTCTTAAAAACGACGGTGGAATACAGTGTGCAGGATTTGGATGCCTGGGGAGATTTTATTGTTACCAGTCAGGACTTATCTTTTTTCAGTAAGAACGTATCAAAACCACGCGTGGAAGCGTATAGAAAACAGCATGGTGATGCCCTGCCACCGGGATTAAAGGCATTTACACGACAACACATACAATTCAAACCCGCGAAATAAGGAATTCCTTATGAATAATTCTATCGTGACCTTTGATCATAATTTACCTGCGCATTTGCGCGATGAACACGACGGCCTAAGTGCTTACTGGGATGATGTTGGACTGTCTAGTTTTGCTCGCATCAAAATGAAAGGACATATATTGCAGGCTTTTATTGGCCCGAATCTGGTTGCCCAGTCCCAACCTTTGCAGCCTATGACCGTTGTTATGCTTCGACCATCAAAGGTCGGACGCACATTTTATCGTGATACGTATGTGGAAGGCAGTAAAGAAACCCCCGATTGTTACTCTAATGATAATATTACGCCCGCTGCCGATGCGAAACATAAGCAGTGTACGCGCTGTGATTTATGTCCACAAAATCTTCCCGGCTCTGGCATTAATGGTGAATCGAGGGCATGTCGTTATCGGCAATCTATTGCCGTTTGGACACCGGGAGAAAATGACAGTACGTGGGATACCATTTTTCAGGTGAATTTATCATCAACTGCTATCTTTGGGGAAAAACCGAATACCGATGGTTATATGGGACTGAATGCCCTCGTTAACTGGTTTAGAAAACAAAAATTAGATCCCTCGAAAGCCTGGATTCAGCTTTATGTCGATCCTTATTCAGAACATAAACGTATTTTGATGAAACCCAAAGGATACGTTGCTGATCCCGAAGAATACCAACAGGTACGAAAACTGATTGAATCTGACGAACTTGACCGCGTACTGCGGCTCGGTGTTTTGGATACAGAACAAGCAGAACAACTGAGTGCCGAGGGATTCGGACAAATGCCAGCCCATTTGCAAACACCAGCGGCCCATACGCCAGTACGCAATACCGAATCAGTTAATACGGGACAGGAGACTGTAGACCCCTTTACCGGTGAAATTATTTTCTATGACAATCCTATCACCGATAACATACCTACCTACTGGCGGCATACGGAGCTGGGCGCAATTGTTATGTTACAACCGGGGACAAACTTACCCGTTGAAACACCTGACATAGAAGAAGTTACGTTAGCTGATTATCAACAATATGAAGCACACTTAGCGGAAGAACGTCGTATTGCAGAGGAACGTCGTATCGCAGAAGAACAACGTTTGGCCGAAGAGCGTCGTCAGTCAGAAGCTCTGGCAAGACGGGCGGCGGAAGCCAATCGGCAAGAAAATGGCGCGGTCGCAGGCCGTACCCGTACCCGAACACCGGTGACAGACGGACAAAATACCTCAGACGATCATAAAAGTGGCGTCCGCACACGCAATCGAAGTGCCGTGAATACACTACAGAATACGTCAATAACACAAGATAATACTGTACGTACACGCAGTAGGCGTAACGAGGTAGCATCACAGGATACCGTTTCAAATCCAGAGCAGCCCACTCAGACACGTACCCGAAATACGCCTGCGGACTCCTCAGCTGTACTGGGGCGTCGTCGTCACGCCGCACCGACACAAACCAGTTCAACAGGAATAACACGGACGCGAGGTGCAACGGTGACATCCTCAGCAAAAGAACAGCGTTCTGCCGATGTGAATACGCCGACACAACAACGCGTCAGTCGCCGTGCTTCTGTCGTTGAAGCAACCGAAGCCGAAGAGACTTTCTCGAATGCCTCACCGAGCTTACGTGCCGCACAACAACAAGCTGCAGAAGCACCAGATGATGAACAACCCAAGACGCGAGGTAAAGGCAGCCTATTAACCCCTGAAATGGAGGCCGCTTTGAACGCAGCGTTGTTACAAAATAACGATTAATCGCATCAACGATGATCCAATCATGGCATTAAGGAGACGAGAATGTCAGAGGCTACGTTATCTGTGGAACTTACAGAACTTGCGGTAAAGTTGGGTATTAACAATAAAACGTTGGGTTATCTCTTACCCAATATGTCGGCGTCCCAGATTGGACGTCTTGTCAATGCGTCAGCGTATCAGGCTAAATATACCGATGAAGTCCGTTTAGCCATTATGGTATTAACGGAAATAGATGCCGTGGGCGCATTACCGTGCAGTCCTAAGACAGTCTATCCCAATATTCTTTTAGCCTTTGCTGAAAAAGTACAGACCGCATTGAAATACAAATACACGTTGGAAGAGCTGAAACATGACAGCACTTGGGCCAATGATCTCAGTGACGACGGTGAACTTCCCTTCGACGATTCAAAACGCGACTGGGATGTTATTGGATTAAAAAATATTCAATCATTGATTAAAAATAGTATTAACCTATAAGGCACCGTATGGACTTCTTAACGTCGGTTGTTCCTCCAGAGGGTGAAACGGTGCTTGTCACCATCAAAAAGAATCCTCGGACAGCGACAGGTAAAGAAGTTCGTAACTACTGGGTCAATATCCGCGATGGTAATGCTGCCAGATTTATTCAGCAGCATGAGTCAGGAGAGACGGACTTATACTTTGCCATGTCTTCCTTTAACACAAAAGGAACGGAATATGCTGGGCGTCGGGATGATCATGTACAGGAAGTGAAATCCCTATGGCTAGATATTGATGCAGGGAAAGAAAAATTCGAGAAACACCCAAAATGGGCCTACCCCAGCTTTGAAATGGCCTATACCGCGTTTTCCCAATGGCTCGTTGACGCGGATATGTGGCAACCGAATTATATTATTGCCAGTGGTGAAGGTTTACATATTTATTGGATACTGGATAAACCCGTGTCACCGGAACAATGGCGGGTACTTCATGGGGGTTTAGAACAACTCGTCCACACACACGGTTTAAAAATGGACGCAGGCGCAAGTATGCGCATCAGCGGTATTTTACGCGTTCCGGGGACACGACATACCAAAAGTGGTAATGCCGTTCGTATTATAGCCACTGAGTCCACACCCTATACTCTTGCCGAAATGCAGGAAGTATTACCTTATGTACAACCGCAATCGGATAGTCTGGGGGCGATGCCCGATTTTCTTCAAGATGAAAATGATTTTCAGGATGCGGTATGGGGGGTGCAAAAGAAATCATTTTCATTTGCTCAGATCATCGCACGATGTGATATAGGCAGTACAAACCCCAAACCAGGCGGCTGTGACCAACTCGCCTTATGTTATGAACAACAAAGTACCACCGACGAACCGACATGGCGGGGAGCTTTATCGATTGCGATAAATTGTTTTGATGGTGAGGAGTGGATACATAAAATCTCAGATCAGTATCCAACTTACTCCGTTACAGAAACGGAAGCTAAAGCACAATCCGTGATAGATAAACCTTACACCTGTGACATGTTCAGTCGTCTCAACCCGGATGTCTGTCGTGATTGCCCCCATTGGGGCAAAATTCGATCACCCATTGTACTTGGCAAAGTCATTGAAGAAGCCTCCGAAGAAGAATTAAAGTCCATTATTAACCATATTCCGCAAGCACGTCCGGTAACGATACAAGATGGCCAACTCCCCTCAATTACATTACTGAGCAAACAGGTCGCGGAGATAACGGAGCAACCGTTACCATTGCACCGTGATTATAAAATTGCGTCAAGTGCGATGGGGTCGGGGATCTGGAAACGGGCAAAAGAGGCCGATGGAAAAGAAATATTAATTTATAAATATCCGCTTTTGTTTCTTAACCGCGTTTATTCGCCACAGAATGGTGAGTCATTTGTGATGCAGGTGACGATGCCACATGATCCTGCAAGGGTATTTGAATTACCTGTATCCGAGTTACCCAAAGATCAGAGTTTACAGGGCTTATTAAGTAAACATGGTGTCACGGTCACCTCAAAAGGGCAATGGGGAAATCTTATGACCTTTTTACGTCGAACCGCAGAGCAGGCTGCCGATGTACGGGCCGCTGATAAGCAGCACCAACATTATGGCTGGACAGACGATATGTCTGCTTTTCTGTTGGGGAATACCGAGTTTCGTGTGGATGGTTCGGTACGACCAATGATACTGGCGAATAATGGGGGCAGTATGGATAAAGCCTTTCGTATGAGTGAGGATGCGTCTGTAGCCGGTTTTCGTAAAGCGATGGATTTAATTAATGTGCCAGATATGGAGCTGCCACAATTTTTAATGGGTGTGAGTTTTGCCGCCCCATTATTTAAATTAATGGGCGTCCAGGGCTGTCTTGTTCATAGTTATGCAACGAAATCCGGTGTTGGCAAAACAACGTCTGCCCGCCTGGCGGTATCTATTTGGGGACGTCACCAAGTAGATGGAGGCAGTGGTATTGAAGGTCTGACCCGTGACACGGCAGTTGCGCTCTATCGACGATTAGGTGAATTAAATGCCATCACCATGTTCATTGATGAAATCACCGAACGTCAGGGCAAAGAACTGACGGATTTTGTTTATTCCGTAACACAGGGGCGCGATAAAGACAGAGGATTACCCAATACGAATCGTTTGCAAGAAAATAATGGCTCCTGGACTATGGCGGTTTTGTCAACAGGAAACTTATCACTGACACAACAACTGGTAAATATGAATGCGCTGTCTGAGGCGTTAAATGCCCGTGTTATCGAACTCGACATGAGCAATCTACCAAGCCTTTGGGGACGCAACAACGAGAACAAAGACTTCGTTGAGCAAACATTTATGTTAGCCCGCACGATCCATTCTGGTGCTGTTGGAAGACTCTGGTTACGCAACCTCATGCGTAACATGGATCTGGTGAAAAAGCTCTGTGAAGACGTGAGTCGAGAATGTCAGGAATTTTTTGATTTTACACAAAAAGAACGTTACTGGACATGGACAGTCTCACTGGGAATTGCGGGATTAATTCTTGGTAAAGAATTGGGAGTATGGGATTTTGATGTGGCACGGGTCATGACTACCGTGAAAGAACAGTTAGAAAGAATACGTGTCAACGTCGAGCAGGATAAAGTCACCCCGACGAGTATCTTTGAACACTTTATTTCAGCCACATTTGAGAACCGTCTGGAAATCAGAGCAGCAAACACCCCCATTATGTCGAACCAGCTTCCCTCGAAAGAACTCGGTTTGCGTCAGGAAAATTACAGTCATAAATTATTTATTAATAAGGGTTTTGCACGACGTTGGTGTGAAAGTAATAACTATCCTTTTGACCTGTTTAAAGAGCACATGAAGCTATTGCGTGCACGAGATACCCGTAAGCATATGCTAGAAGGTGTCACCAGTATTCCGACAAAATCAAAAAGGCCCAATGTGTGGGAACTTGATCTGAGAGGAGAAACAAATGACTAAACCATCGACACGAAAAAAATCGGTGATCCCGTCTGCCGATAGCCTGCAGGATATCCCTATTGAGCCGAAGCAAAGCAAAGCTCCCAGAAATAAACAATCGTTTGTCGCACCGGATACATTGCAGAAGTCGGAACAGTTAGAAACACAAGCAGCCGTATTACGTTCTGCTACGGAAGATGTCGCCGTTGCCGTTAACTATCCGCCGTCATCCGTACCCGAAATACCGATAACACCATCGACGATGCCGGATGTGAGCATTCCACCCGAATCGTCGTTTAATACTCAGGTTATGACGCAATTGCTGACCGCATTAGCGCGACAGCAGCCATTAAAGACTCCACGTCTTGTGACGGCTGGGGTCGTGAATTATATGCACGTATTGAAAGATATTGATGCAGTTGAGTTTGACCAAAAACTCGATGATCTCTATGCCATGTTACAGTCCCGTGCGGTAGCCAGAAGTGAAAATGCCAAACGACTGCAGAATATGACGTTAGCCATGCACATTTACCAGGAATTCACTGAGCTATGGCTCAATGCATAATGATTAATTGATGCGACTTCTCACCGCTTGCGGTGAGGAGCAGCAGATAAAAAAAGAGAAATTACAATGAGTGTTGTGATCTACGATGCCTTAGAAAATTGTTTGTATGCAGATTCTCTTTGTGTTGATAACTATCATCGCATGACGATTCAAAAAATTTTCACTTACAATCTGAATGGTACAAAAGACACTTTCCCCAATGCGAGTGAAATGTCATTTCATGAACGTGGGTTGGCGGGTTTTGTTGGTGATCCGTCAATCGGGTATGCCCTTATTCATGCCTATATGTGTGGTGGAATGAATTTTTGTGAACAATCCCGCAAAGAATTGCTGGCACATTTACGAGATGTTGATGATGCAGATACAGGAAATATATTAATTATTCCTGAAAAACAAAATTATCTGTGGCTGACGTCAGGACTTTCTGTTCCTTTTTTCCCAGTGCCAAAACAACGGATTGTGATTGGTGATGCTCAAATAACATCACGTGTATACAGCAACCTTGATCATGGTATGTCCCCCAAAGAAGCCATCGAAGATGTCTGTCAGGTCAGTGGAAAATTTGATGCAGCACATTTGGTTTCTGGGCCGGTGATTCATGTGACAACCTCTTCACAGAACACGGAGCTATTTATCAATTTAAACGATATAATTAGATGAATAATACAAAATTATTAATTTAAATGGCATAAAATAGAATTAATTTCATTAAACAAATAATAAACACCTTTAATTCTTTTCAAATTAACTCCCTGAATACACTATATTTATCTATTTAACATAGAAGCCTTACTTATGCCCTGTAAAAAAAGGATAACACTATGAAAAATAGATTTATTAAGGGGAGTGCCCTTATTATTCTGGCGCTTATTCTTGCAAGTATGATGATTTATATGAGTGTATCCCATGCAGAAACGTTAAGTAAGAAACAACTCATTCAGGAAGTCATTAAAGAAACAAAAGCGACTATCGCTGCGTTAAATCAGAACCTTCCTAAACGGATTGATAACTATACGATAATGGAAAAAATAAAACCCAATGATAATGGGTTCATTTATACCTACACAGTGTCAGTGCCTATTACAAAAGAAATGGAAAAAGAACTCCATTCCAATGTGCTTCATATGGTTAAGTCAAACTGGTGTGCGCAAACCTGGTTTAACAATTCGATTTATCAGCCAATCGTTTCTTTCATTTATAATGGAACAAAAAATACACAATCAACCTTTATCATTAACAAATATGACTGTAATTAAAAGACTTTGTTTTTTTAATGGAAGTAGGAGGTGTATATGAACAACGAATTTTCAGAAATATTGGGGTACGTTTTAGGTGGTATTTTTTTTATTGGGTGGTTAACAGCTATAATATTCGATGCTTTGCATAAAGAAATTACGTTGATGATCTCTGATATAGTTATGTTTCCTTTTGGGATTATTAGAGGTATTGGAATGTGGTTTGGAATAAATTGACCATAAGCCCTCTGATAAGGAGAGATCCCCCTCACGTGCAGAGCTGTGAGCGAAGCGAACCTATGGCACGGAACGTGCTTGTACTCGATAGTGTTGCGTCTGAGATGATGACTTGACCGCGTTGGTTTTGAGATTATATCGTAGTAATATCTTGTTGTTGTATGGTTTTTTTTCTGAGTGGCGCGGCGTTAGCCGCTGCAAGCGAAGTCCTTTCTTCTTTTTTCTTTTTGTTTCCTTTTGTATCAATTGTCACTGTTTTTCCTTTGAACGTAGTGAAAAGGACTAACATCTTGCGTTGTGGCCTTTATTTAGAGGCCCAACGCAATGTGATTCCTTATTTATAAGGCTTTTTTGTTCAGAAATAACTTTCGAAATTAATTATATTCATGGGTCATTGTTCGAAATTAAATGAGGATTTATTATCCAATCGGCGAGTGTTAAGACAGATGATCTCTTTTAAGAGAAAAAAATGACATAATCGTTGGAAACACTGATGATTCATCTGAACAAAAAATAAGCCATTTTCGAGTAAAATCAACGGAAAAACCGCGCCTGTGCACGGTTTCATTTGATATGACGATTAAACCATCGATTAGGTGAGTATGACCCCTTCCTGTTCAAGCAAGAGACGATAAAACTGGTCTGAATTTTCCGCTAAATGCGGATGCTGTGCCTTTAACTTGTTCAGGGCAATATGAACCGCCACTGGTGTTGTTGTATATTGCCACTTAACATACAAATCCCAGTATGGTCGAGAGGTTTTATTTTTTTTCTGCAAGCGTGAGAGCGCCTGCTGAGTGCCATTCAGTTCCGCTTCCAGATTCTCTGATTTAGGCTTATCCAAACCGTCAATTGTCTCTTCAATATGTTTGATGGCTTTCGCTTTTTCTTCCAGTAAATCAGGTGCAACAACAGAGCGTTTTATGTTTTTCAGTAGCTTACACAAGGCGTGTTTATTTCTGATATCAATTCCCAATCTTTCCATGCGTAATAAATGGCGCTGGTATTTTTTATTCAGATTTTCAAGCTGACCACTGTCAACGGCCCAGTTCTGAAAAGCGATCAGACTTTGCCGTATCTCCTCACGGGGAATGCCTTTAGAGATGAAAAAATCCGGTGTCAGCCAGATACGTACAGGTTTATTTTGTCCAGCGTCACGATCTTTATCCCGATGAACCACAAGATGCTTCATTTGTTCAAAGACAGAGAGTGCATGTAAAGCAATATCATATGCTTTACGCCCGTTCTCATATTGATGCAGTACTCCCATTGTACTGGCAATAAATTCAAAGGGCACCATGACTTCAAACAGATAATCATGGCCCGGAAAAAAATCGGCATGAGCGACTAATGCCAGTGCGAGCGAGGTCATGGCCTCACGGCTTTCCGTGCGGGCACGCACACGCATCGGCTTACGGGTATAATGGATATTATTTCGTTCAGAATAGGGAATGTATCCCTTTTGTCGCAGGGTGATTAGGTCACTATCCCGCCACCAGTCGTGGCTTTTCAGCGTACGAGCGAGACGCGCAGGCGTTCCCCTCGGAACCTGAATATTTTGATTCGGTGTATTACGCCGGTGGATTTTGGACTGCCCTTTTCGCAGGGCATTGGACTCGCCACGCCGGGTACGAATAGGGTAATCAGAAGCTGATAGGGTGTGTTGAACTTTATACACAACCCCTGCACTTATGGCGGGGATCAAAAAGTTGCAATAGAAGTCTCATCGTTCTATACTCCTACACAGAAACCACAAACGATTTCTGCTCTATGATACCCCGTAATTCTGCTTCCTCCGCCAAGATGACTCAGATTATGGGGTTTCTGCTTTTTAGCAATCAGTTAATTGGATTTCCTGATTGTATTTAGTCACCTTTCGGCGTGACTGACCAGAAATTCTGATTTAAAAACACACATTAATGTCTATTAACTTTAGCACTCTAACGCTCAAGGATCAATTTATCCTCATTAGGGGGTGCCAATTTTGTAAACTTTGCGACATCTACGCATTATCCCTGTTTTTAAACGCATTCAAGACCCGATAAATGGTTGCTTCACCGAGTTTAAAATCCTTTGCTAACGTCCCTATTGTGGCCCCAGCCTGACGGCGCATATAAATGTCGTTTCGCATGGTATCATTTAATTTTGCGGGACGCCCGAATTTAACACCTTTTTCTATCGCTTTGGCAATCCCTTCTGCCTGACGTTCGCTGCGTAAGTCATTTTCAAACTCCGCAATAGACGCCAACATATTGAACATCAAACGCCCTGACGAAGTTCGGGTATCAATATTTTGATCCAGAACAACGAGGTCAATATCTTCTTCCTGAAAGCGGGTAGCAATTTGTGACAAGTGCGTCACAGAACGGGCGAGACGGTCTAGCTTTGTCACAACCAACGTATCCCCGTCACGTAAATAATTCATACATGCCTGGAACTGTGGTCTGTGCGCTGTCCGACCACTCCGTTTTTCCTGATAAATTCGTTTGCAGTCAGCCTGAGTTAATTTTTCAAGTTGAATATCTAAACTTTGGCCTGTTGAGCTGACCCGTGCATAACCTATCTTTGCCATAATTTATCATCGCTCTAAAGACATTTGATTATTTATCATAGTCTTTTTGCGACCATATTTCATGGGCTATTAAAAATAATTTGCACTTTTTGATAGACTGTTGAACATCAAGTAATACATTCAAAATCCCCTTCTTCTTATCATATCGTGATTAAGAAGGACAACATCTACTCAACAAACGATGAACCACAAAGACAGAACGTGTCGAAGCGGATAAAAACGTTGAGTACCGTTGATTATCTTCGGAATTTTAATTTAATGTGTTTTCCCTGGCTAAATAAAAACAGTAATACTTGAAAATAAAAGAGATAAAATTGTGATAATTATAAAAATATGTTTTCCTACATATGTGTTAATGTTAAGTATTATTACTCAGTCTTACAGAGTAAAAATTACTCATATTACGTATAAAAAATATATTTATGAGGGCATCTGCAAAATCCTCTACAAAATAGATCATTAAAGATGATGCAGTTTGTGTTACAGTCAAAGTGATTATAAAAAACACTTATACTATGTTTATCAATTTCGGGAAGAAAGTTGACTCTCGTAACCACAATATTGGAGAAAAATGATATATAACACTTTATAGTTAATAGGGGGTTTGGACAGGTGAATTATTAGAGAATAAAGTTCACGATGTCCAAATAAATTGATTTATTCAGGAAGAAATTTTCTGTATTTATTAAAATACAGTATATCAATTTGCCATTCATGAAAATGTAAAATTAATTTTTCTTATACCCTGAGTCTTATCCTTTTCATGATCGGATATATTTTTTGGATATATGTAAATGGCTATTTTTCTAACGTGAAAGACATTGACCCTCTGAAAAAACTTTCGGGTATGTAGTTAGCTATATTATGTTCATAACAATAATCAACTAAATCTCTCTTACATTTTATCCCTGTTTTTTGATATATATTTTGAATATGATTGGCGATGGTTCTTTGGGATAAAAATAACCTCTCAGCAATTTCTTTAGTCGGAAGCCCCTGCAGAATATAAAACACTATTTCCCACTCTCTTTTACTAAAAAATTCTGAGGGTGGTGTAAAAACTAATGAGGTTTGCACATTTATTTTGTCTAGCCTTTCGAGTGTTATCGTATCTACAGGTCTGCCATGAAAGATGGTTCCTCGGCATACCCCATTTTCATCCATTAATGGATACTTATCACAATACCACGGCTGAAGGTAGGGAAGGTTGTTAAAAGAATGAATTTCAATAGAGGTCACTCTATCTGCTAATGTTTCAACTCGTCTGTCCTGTCTTTGAAATTCATCCTGAAAATTTGACGTGCATGATGGAATTTCACCATCAAAACGACCTTCTATATTATATCCTTTAGGTAGACAAAGTAAGTCATTATGTCTTTTATTGGCATAGATAAATCGTGAAGTGTGATCTTTCGCACCCCAGGCATCATTACTATTTTCCCAAAATTTAATTAACGGCATAATTAAACTTTCTATTGATCTATTCATACGTTACCTTTTGCATATCTTCCTAATTAACAATTTATTCTCATGTTTATAATTTATATTAGAAACAATATTCACTCTCTTTGTAGCTTTACGTTATCAGATTAAATGTTTAATTGAAAACACTCAATATTAAAATAAATAAGAGGTGACGGATTAATTATGTTATTTTTTAATCTGAATGAGATGTAATTTTTGATGACTAACAGTTCGATTATAGGCTAAAGAGAAAATGGTTATCGCAGTTCACTTTAATAGTCTTGAAAGATGATGGGATGTCAATTCACAATATAATGAAGACCTTCAAGGATAATCGCGCCCCACACGACACCTCGCCAAAAGGCACAACACGGACAGGTATAGGCAGAACCGACGAAAAACGAATACACATATCCGAGCGGTGAATGCCATCCACACAAGACGCGTTTCAGCAAAGGAATTTTAGTGTTCATTAACGATATCCTGCAGTTCAATCAATGCCTTGCCATAAATAAGACTGCTCTCGTCATCATACTGACGCATCAATTCCTGATAATGCGCAATCGCCGCTTCATCACCGTCATAAAAGGCTTTGTCCAATGCGCCATTCAGTTGTGATCGTGTCAGGCCCTCAACGCGCAGATTACGCATTGCCTTTGCCCGCTGGTTTTCAATCTTAGCAACCGGATCGTTTTTCATCAGGACATTATATGAACCATCATCATTCAGATTGTTAAGACGGCCTGCCGCAGTAGCCTGAGTAATTAACTCACGATATTTTTGTGTGACAGCATAGTTATTCGTTTTGTACCGATAAGCACTCGTCGCCGTCTGCAGGATAGCATTATCCCCCCACCCAACAGGCCGAAGGGGGGGCGTCGTGGTATTACGTACCATGTTATAGACACCACCGAACAATGATGAGAGCAACGCATCCGTTCTGGCCGGGGAAATATCGACCATACCATTCGATTTTTCATAGAAGAAACGAGTCATGTCTTTAAGAAACTCAGGTGTGGTCGTCTTGCCACGTTCAACGTTTGCCGGAGTCGTGATCTGTTTGCCGCTCCAGTCTACCGGATACTTATTATCGACTTCTTGCCCGAACTCGTTCACACCCATTCCTATCGTGATAAGCGGCTGGGCGGCTGTCGGTAGCATCATTCGCGTGACAGTGTAACTATCTGCATCACCGGCAGGCTGAACGGGCACAAAGGTTTCTGCTGCAGAACGAAGGAGTGACCCTACGGCTTCTCCCATGTCTATTTTTCCGTGTCCTAATAAAACGAGGTTCTGTATCGAAAGCATAAAAGGACGTACTTCATAAGGCATTTCACCACAGATATCCCCGAAACAGATAGACTTCTTGCGCGACTGACTACGGGCGAACTTTGAGCCGCCATCCGTATCTTCATCATCGGGATCATCAAGCGCCGATTGTGTTGCAGCGGCAGCCAGAATGCCTAATCCCATGAGACCGAAGCGACCCACTTGTGTAGACATAATACTGGATATTAACGGCAACGATTGCATTCCTGCATTCCAGAAAGCAAAAAATGCGGGTAAGATTTTACCTGAACCGTGTCGGGTAAAGTTACCCGCCAGATCACGGGAACCTTTGGCCGCTTGTGTAATCAAGTCCTGATTATTTGCAGCCCACTCATCCAGTTCTTTCTGTGTCATGTTCCGAAGATCACGACCAGACTTATATTCCAGAAAATTTAAAAACGCAGAATAACGAAAGACTTCATCACTGGCATGAACAGCACGAATAAAACGATAGTGCATATTTACGGCTGCACTTCCTAATCCCGGAATGCCTTGTTGTTGGAGAATATCTATGGGGTTAGTTGCCGTCTCCGCATTGAGACGTCGGCTAACTGCATCCAAACCATAATAAGCTCCTGCATTATTGCCAGCACCGACCTTTGCAAAGAGCTTTCGCATTGGGTTATCGGTTTTCATGGTGACGCGATCCCGCATAATTTCAGGTAATAACCGAACAACATCGACAAGTGATTTTGTTGCGAGAGTATAATGGTCACTGGCAGACATATTTCGGTCAAAGGCCCCGGAGAAATTCAGCAACGTTAGCACCGTGTTCCATACTGGTGTTTTTAATAAAAACGACGGACTGTAGGTTGTCATATTCGATGCTATGTAACCTGTTGTGGTACGAAGCATTGTCAATAAAGGTGCCATCTCCGGTTTCTGAATTGCCCGCAGCAAATCTTTACCAAAGCGGGTTTGGGTATCGACGACAATTTTGGCTTTCTTGTCACCTAAAAATACCCACACGCCATTTTTATCATTCCATTTCTGGTTTGCCACCGCAATCACATTACCCGCATCATCACGTTCCAGCTTATGGGTTTCCAGTTTAAACAGATCGGCCATACCAAGACTGTTCACCATTTCGTAGAGTGCCCGCAACGCATTATTGCGGGCAACGTTGGCATAACGAATTTGCATTTGATGCAGCATATTCGCCACCGGATCGGCGGCTTTGGTATAGCGTCCTTGAAAGGCTTTATGAATTGATGGACGTTTTTCTCCGGTAGATAACAAGGGGACATAATTATAGGCTTGTTTCATACGGTAATAACTTTCCGTCGAAATCAATCCCGATTTACGTTCCTCATCCAGTAGCATCTGATTAATGTCCCGCATGGGTTTAAGAATGGACTCGATTTGTGCCTGTTTGTCTTCGGGCAACGTGGACAGAAATTCATACGCACCTTCAAGCCCTGAATGTGTTTTCCCCTTGTTATCTGTCCAATGAAATGCCGTGGGATTTTCATGAATACGGGTAGGTACGCCCATTAAGACCAGTTCCTTTTTTATCTGATCCATTTCAATGGCCCGTTGTGCATAAGCATAGTCATGGAAAACATGATACGGAATACCAATAGCCCGCAGACCCTCAATGATACTTTGCTCAATCGTATTCAGTTCGGCACCTGGCCGCCCTGTCACCGCACGCGCACGGGCCATTCCCTCAGTCAGTTTTTCATACAAATTAAGCGGCTTTCCATCGGTTCCCCGGTATCCGAGTCTATCTGCAATTCTATCTATTGCTTTCGTCGGACTGAAAACATCTACGTTGGTCGCCCAAAAATGACTCCACAGACTGGACAGCTGAGTAGTGACTTCTTTGGCTATGGTTTGCGCCGTTTCATTACGTTTGCCGATAGAGTCCAGAATCTTATCGCTCATATCCACAAACGCTTGACCATAGAGATCCGACTGACGAATTTCACCCACAAGCGGCGCGGTGGGGTTTTCACTGATGTCGCCTAAGCGTGCGCCATAATTATCCGCCGCCCATTCTGACGCTTCATTCGCGGTATCAACAATATGCTCACGAAACGGCACATTTTCACCGTCAATTGTGACCTTATAGCGCCCACTGGGTAACATATCGATACGCCCTATGTATTGCCAGTCTCCCGAATTTTCGAGCGGTATCCGCAAAATACCCGAATTAAAGTTCTTATTGCCCGCAATACCAAAATTCTTAAATTCGCCGGCAAGTTGTCCCGATACAGGCATAATATCGGCCCCAACAATCAAACGGGTGAGACCAATAATATCGGACAGATTATCGAATTCTTTGGGTTTTAAACCTAAAAACCGGCGCACGGCATCAACCAATGAACCAAAGGCTTTGCGAAATTTCGGAATGGCGTGTGTGGCAAGTGGATTGGTTCGCAAATAAGCCTGCAGTTGGGGATTGGAAAAGGCTTCGGAAATAAACTCATCAATCGATCTTTGTGCATACTGCAAACCATCGGGTAAATTCCGTTTCTTCGCAAATTCACTGTACATCATGATGAGGTTCGAACGCGCTTTCACTTGTTCAGCACTGAGTTCGAGTATGCGCTTTTCATCATTTAAAACCTGATAGAGTGCATGATGGGTCGCTTCGTGGATCAGATAATAAGGTTGGTCAGCAACCTTATCCCGAATGTAGATGGTTGCATTAACAGGATCATAGGTCGCGTTGACTTCCGCATTACGGACAACAATAGGTTCTGCTGTCAGTTCAATATTCACCGGATACGTTTTGCGTGCGGCTTTCAGCATATTCATCAGCTGCTGTACAATCGGGCTGGTATGCCCGTTGATTTTGACTGCTTCCAGTGCGCCGAGAATATCGCCCATTTTCAGTCGAGTCAGCATGTCAATATTCGGCTGACTTAAGTATGACCCGACTTTAATCTCCCCCGCCGGTAAAGATCTCCCCAATGCTTCGGCCTTAAGCACCTTTTCTGCCAGACGCATTCCGGCCTGATAGGCTTTCGGGTGCACTGTTTCATAGGCCGCTAAGATATCATTGAGAATAGCCCGATTACGATATAGTACACCCGAAGTCATACCCTCGGCTTTCGCCTTGCGTTCGGCCAACAAAGCTACCATACCGGCGGCATCATTCACAGCTGGCAACGCCAGTCGTGTATCACGGTCATTGACCAATGCCCCCACATTTAACGGATCACGAGCATCAGGATGCTTACGCAAGGTTTCCGCAAAAAGCTGTACTCGTTGAGATAAGGCCGTCGTCGCTGTATGCGTTGCATCGGGACGCGCTGATGATATTAAGGGATTTTGCCTTCGCGCCTGACGAATGAGATTATTGGCAGCGGCGGCAGATTGTTCCTCTGCAAGTCCACGCCTAATTTGGCGTTTGCGCTGGTTCAGCCGTATTTTCGGTGTCTGCGCAAGCAATTCATCCGTATTAATGAGTGCGTCTTCCTCACGTTGTAAGTGTGCTTCTGTCCGGCGCAGATGATTGTAGCTCTGACTTTCACGTGGCCCTAAATCTTCCGGCGTTCGCATGGCCTCCAGATGCGCGAATACCTCGTCTTGCCTGTCCCGTAAATTACGCACATCCTGTAACTGCGCAGCCCGTGCTTCCTGACTGGCCTCCTGCAAACGTTGTTCGTAAGCGGGCAAAAAACTCGCCAATTCCAGCGACGGACTTTTTTTCTCCCCGGTTGCTTTCTCGTATGCCTGTGCCAGATATTCATTGGCGTTTGTCCGCAACTGAGTGACCCGTTTTTGTGCTTTAATGGTATTGACCGTTTCGGGCATCACAGCAATCTGCTGGTCAATAGCATCAGCAAGAAGGGTTTGTTCTGCAGCCAGACGTGCAAGTTTGTCACTGTCTGCTTTTGCCAGTTCAGCTGCGGTTACTTTTTGTCGTGCTAGAGTCGCAAGTTCTATATCACGGAGCACTTTGGCTTGTGTCTGCGCCTCTTCCTGACGTAAATGATCGGTCAAACCCAACGCGGGATCATCTACGGGCATCACCGCAAGCATTTTCTGTAATGCGGTATTGGCCGCAATTCGTTCAGTACGGATTTGTGCCAATTTTTCATCCAGTTCTTGGATGCGTTCTGCGTCTTGCTCTGTGCGTAAGCGAGTCAATAATGCTTCTTCTGCAGCGCGTTTAATGCGGTCTGTCTGCTCTAGATGATACAGGGTATTTGCCCGTTCTTCGGGTGATCGGTTCTTAGCCCAGTCAATAAAACTGCCATCATATTCCGCCATTGTTAATGGTGTCGTCCGTTGTCCTTTATCTTCCAATAACAATTGAGGCGGCACTAACTCCATTACGGGTGCGGTTTCATTTGGCTTCTTTCGTAATGGATCATTATCGATAGCAAAAATTTTATGATAGCGTTCCAGATATGCTGGGTGCATATCCAATGACTGATTACCAAATTCTTTTTGCAGGATAACCGCATCATCATCGGCGGTCGGGCCATACTGTTCTTTATCCGCAATCGGATTATTGTCTATCAAATGACGATAGCGTTCTTCCAGACTGGCACGTTCAGCGGCCTGCTGTTCTTTTTTCGCTTTACGAAACAGACGTGATCCGCTGGCATCCATTGCCGCAAGACGTTCCTGCAAGTTCGCTTCCAGTAACCCATTCAATGCCTGTTCCTGCTGAGCAATATCTTTTCTTCCCGCCTCATCTGCCAACGGCCACGCTTCTGCCAGTTGGGCTTTCGATTCCGTCGCATTATTAAAGACCGTTTCATCCCGTGCGATCCGTCCCAGATTGGCGTTCTGTTGACGGGCATGGAGTGCTCCTGGAATACCACCGGTAAAGGGTGCATAGACACCTGCCGAGGCCATTGCCTGAGTGACTTTTTCCCAGTCCACCAGGTTGACATTAAACTGTCCGTTTTTATCAAATCCCATTGAGAGTGCCGCATCTAAACCTGACGACGGCATATTACTAGCTGCATCAACCACCGCTGACCCAAAATAGGATTTTAAGATACCTTTCGCCCCCTTGAGATCGGCGGCTTTTCCAAACCGTAATAGTAAATTCTCAGGGTTAATCCCGTAGGTATAACCAAATTTAGACAACGCGGCATCCACCAAACCTTTACCAAAGACTGCTGCACGTTGCTCTGCAGAAAGTTTATAATCGTTCTTTTCTCCCATATTTTGTGCTGTATGACCTGCACCCAATAAGGCATCTGCCGCCACCTGTGAACGTAACATCATTTTGGCGCGTTGCTTTAGCGTCTGTTCAACAGCTTCTTTTCCTAACAGTTTTGCACCACCTTTAGCGCCTGCCCGTAACAGAAAACCACCGCCTAATGAGGGTAAGATCAGAATGGCGGCATCTTCTCCCAATCCCGTAGGATTGCTTGCCATATGGGCTACCGCTTCTGCGTAACGACCTTGTTCAAGCAGTTCATCACGTCGTTTCACATAATTTCGACGAGACGGTGTTTCGGTCTTTTCACGCGTATCTTTGTCAAACTCATGCACACTTTCCGCTATCTCTGATGATAAGGTTGACGGAGCGAGTGCATTTAATAATCCCGCACCAGCATCTGCTGTACCGGTAATGGCTTGTGCAATTGTTGAGCCTACACCCTGCCAGAATCCCGATACGAGTTTACTGTTTTTAATCTTATCGTTATTGACGGTAAAAAGTGCCCCATTAATTTTACTCGCAGGTTGTGCTAACTGTGCTTCGGTAAACCGTCCAGGGAAACGTTCGTTCACTTCCTTATAAAGACTGTCCAACATCTCACGCTGCGTTTCCTGCGATTTATCCCCAAATTTTTTTGCCCGTAAATAGCCCGTCACATTGACGAAGTTATCAGTCGGAAAAAGATTTGGATCATTCGTATAATCCGGCTTTGGTAAAGGACTCGTCTGCGTATTACCGAGACCGTTTTCCTGAGCCAAAAGCGTTGCTACCAACGCATTATTTTCTTCACTGAGCTGTCGGGCCAATGGATTGGTAATCGTCTGAGAAGATTGCATCGCAAGTGCATTGCGCTTAATGAGGCCAATATTCCCACTACCATTGACTAAAGGAACTTTTAATGGATTTATTGCCATCACGTTACCCCTTGCAATAAGCGATCAATCTCTGCTGCCGTCGCTGGACGTGTGCCAAAAAGTCCCGCTAAAGGCACGGGGGGCTGGCCGTTATCATCATCAGAACTGGCAATACGCTGTACTCCCGATGTCATCCCCTCGGTGCTTCCATCGGCTTGCATGAAGGGCGATGTGTCTTGTGGTAACTCATACCCTACACCGAGCATTTTTGACATATCACCCAAACCAGAAAATTCTAAGTCTAATCCGCTTTGCGCGGTCGTTGGTTGTGTCGTTGATAGACCATACTGTTGCAGCGTTCGCGTAATCGCCGGTGAATAGTTCACCAGTCCCAGATTCGGATTTGTGGGTGTTCCCATAAACTGTCTGATCCGATCCACATAATTGCGCGTGATTTGGGGCAGACTGGCAAATGAACGCTGACCACTCATCAATTGCCTAAGTCGCCCATCTCCCGCATTATAGCCCACGGGAATTAAATCCCACGGTACACCACGACGTCGGGCATCCTGTATATATTCCGCAATTCCATTAATCGACTGTTGTGCATCAAGGGGATCACTAATGTTATAGACTTTACGGTAAGCGGGTGTTAATTGCGCAATGCCCAGCTCTCCGGCTGCGCCCGGCGTGTCGAGGCCCTTAGCTAGCCCCCACCTCGATTCCACACCCAAAATACCTTGAATTAACTTAGCCGCCTGGGGTTCCAGACCATACTGCTGTACCGCTTGATGAACTTTAGGTGCATAATATTCCATACGTGAAACGTATTGTGGATTATTTTTCCAGTACCCATCGGTAAAAGCCATCAGCTCCCCCTTAACCAAGTCCGACCTTATTGGGATCAGGATTTCCCAGCCCGTAATCACTCTGTAGTTTTTCTAAGAGTTGTTGTTGCATTTCTGAGGGTAATTGTTCAAAAGGCACTTGCGGAAGTTTTATGGACTGTGACTTGCCGCCCCGATTTAATTCCAGTTGGGCTTTATTGATATCCGTTAGCATCTTCATTATTTTGAGTTGATGCAACGGATCGTTCGCCAGCGCCGGATTGCCTGCCGTTTTCGCCATCAACGCATCTAATTGCGCCATTTGTTGTGTATAGGTCATATCCTGCTTATACGCGGCATCAGCTCCAATACTTGTAGCCGTCAACATAGGCGGCATATTGGCCGATATTTTCGCGGCGACAACGGAACCATTCGGTAATCGGATAAGGGTATTCCCATCCGTGCCATGTCCATAGGCTTGCGGTGTGGTGGCAAGTAAGCCGTGATTGACCACTCCCGCATTCGAATCAAGATAAAGCTGGCCGTTAATCTGGTTATTACCCAGCACACTGGCTTGCATCGTAGGATTGGCTAATACGCGATCAAACACCCCATACGCATTCTTAGACGCCTCAGTCGCAGCCAAGTTTGCATCTGCTCTCGCCAAATACGGATTCTGCGTTTTTCCTAATGTTTCTCCATACTGCTGTTGCCAATAAGGCGACTCCTGCATCCCTCTGGCTTTTAACAGGTCTTCTTGCTGCACCAATTGTGCTGGCGTTGTTCCCATCAGATTAGCGTAACTTTCTAAGCCACCAATACTGTCTTTTGGCATCCCATAAATGCCGTTTTCCGTCATATAAACGGGGTGTCCCCCATAATTCGTTGTCGGGTTATAGTTGACTGTTGTCGGAGCACGTATGCCTAATGCATCTGCCATGTGCTCCGCACTCAGCTGACGTCCCGGAGCTGTCCCCGCTTTTCGGGATAATGGTGTATTAATACCCGGATATTCCCGCTGCGGTACAAGTTGTGACGATCCTTGCGTGGTCGGCAGCGGGGTATTGATACCTGGAAGAACCGGAGATTCCCGTGTGACTGAGGACGGGGGTAACGGTATACCATGTTTCTGAATAATGGGGTCTAACAATCGACTCAGGGCTTGCGTATCTGTAGGTGAGGGGAGGCTGGAAACGGCAGCGGTATCTGTGAACCCATGACGCTGCAAAGCGTTTCCCAGCGCAGTTAAACCCTGTCCCAAAAGGCTATCTTTAAACGGTTTATGATTATCGGGCAGTTGGGACTGACCTACCATATACTGCGCATAACCTTTATTTTCAAAGTACGGTCTTTTCGGGTCATAGACAAAGCCCATTGTCTTTGCTTGATCAAACAACGTTTGATCTTGAGGACTGATATAAGGCGCAATGGGTGTCGTGTTTGCCATACATCCCCCTAGCGTAATTGCTTGTTACCAAAATATGATTGGAATTGATGCGACATACCCAATGACGGTTCCTGATACGTGCCGAGCAAACCGGGAATTGCGCCTCCGTAGGCGGGGTCATTATTCTGACTCGCAGGTTGTTGTCGCATTTGTAGGCCCATCGGCTGATCGGACTGCGTAAGTTGCCTGTGCAATTCCAGGTATTGCCGTTGAAGTTCTGGGTCATTCCACGGCCCTGGATCTGCTGACATGCCGTCTCGTTGAATTAGCGTACTCAGGCCGCTTAAGTAACGACCTTGCTGAAATTTATTACCCGCATAATCGGCTTCAAAACCCGCTCTTTGACTGCTCAAACGCATGGGATCAAGATACACATTATTCTGGTAACGACGAAAACCATCAGCTAGATTAAGGCCAACCCCTAATGCGTTCGCCAGTCCCGCCCCCATGCCCAGAGAACCAAAGCCTCCCAGTGAACCACCCCAGCTATCGTCTCTTGGCACAAACCCGTAAGCCATATTAACCCCCTAATATTTGCGCAACTCCATCAAACTGATCACTCTGGAATGCGGTTGATGTCGTATCATCGAGTACCCCATTTTTCACGGTCTCCTGCATGGTCTGTATCAACGTATCTACCGGCGACGTTTCTTCCACATCAGTCTTGGATTGCCGCAATAAATACGCGGTCATACGTGGGCTACGGGTATACGTCACTATGGGGATCTCCCCAAAACGTCGATGCATTTTATTCATACGGTGTCCTCTTTCGTTGAAAGGGATAATGACTCCCCGCCATCATCACAAGCCGACGAACCACAAAAACCAAAGAGCATCGGTAAAACGACCCCTAGTGCTGTGGCTAACATTTGCATGTCCCCCATATCCGCTTTTGCCGTGGCACGTAAGGACTGCGCAAGAAAACCATAGTTCTGGCCTGCACCGGCTAAATAGTCCGCAGAAAGCTGTTTGCGGTTCATGACATCACGCTCGAAAATCGTCGTAGTGCGTTCCAGTACTTCAAATGTACGATCAAAGGCTTTCGTCCGTTCTTCTTCAAATGCCTGTGTCGTTGCCAGTGTTGTCGCTATGATTTCTGCACGTTTAATTCCGGCCCATACATCACAGTTCAGACCGTAATGATAACGATCAGCCGTTTGTTGGGCCTCCATATACGTTTTGTTCGCCAATATTTTTGCATTAGCTCGCGCACGGCGCAGAATGCCCTCATAATCCGCTTGGTATCCACACAACGCAAAGGCACATAACGCATCATGTAACTTATCGTCACACGGTCGCAATTTATCCGCCCAGGTATTCAGGTCATATCCTTTATCGCGGAAAAATTTCGTTAAATCCTCCCAATTATTTTCCGCATCTTTTGCTTTGCTAATCAGATCCTTGTTCGTCAGCATTCCCGTCAACGTACCCACGAGCGAACCTATCGCCATCCACTTTCCATCATCGCGGCGAGGGGGACGAGGAACCTGAATAATCGTATTGGTTGAGTTAGCTGTATTATTCGTACCATCAACCGTATTTTTATCTACCGTGACCTGTTGTACAGACTCCGCTTTCTTGCCCGGATCGGATGCCATAATGCCCCCTAAAGTTCGGTCATGTTTGCCGCTAACGCCAGTTCTGATACAACCGCTGTCGATTTCACTTCAATCTGCCAACGACGTACTAATCCCTGTCCATTAATTCTAAAGGGCTTATCGCTCCAAACAGGACGATCTATTCTTATCCGTTCATTTCCCTGTAGAGTTAACGCCACTTTGGGTGCAACAATATACGGGATCGCCGCAGAAGCATCAGGGTACTTCTGCAGAAACTCGCCCGTATCGGCAGGCGTCAACAAACGTTTATATTCTCGCCAAACCAATGTCACCCAATCCATACAGTCATGTGGGATATCTTCGGCATCACTGTGAACGACGCCGACACCTATTGATTCAGGATTTTTTGCTGAGAGAATGGCCGATTTCCAGGTTGCCTGCATGGCATAATCATTCTGTTCCCAGTCAAACACCATTGAACCTAATGCCACGGCCATACTCGTTTCATCGCCAAAATATAATGCATGTACCCGATAACTGAGATACACCAAATCTTTTTCTGCATATGCCTGATCATTCGTTCGCATGGGGAACATAATTGACTGACTCTGCACCTGATCCGTAAACGCAAAAATACGTTGGTCATAAAAACCCAGTACGTAATTCTGTGGTGACATTCTGAGCCACCATTCTTTATCCATCCAGTTTGCGGTTAACAAACCAACACCGGCACCGGTGACAACCGCGATTCCCTCTTCACTGCAATAATAGACGGACTCCCCCACGCACATCACACCTTTCACACTCAGACAGGGCATTCGCCGATTAATACGGGTGATCGTTAGTTTATCGGGTAATTCCCCCGCAATCACAAAGGGGACGCCCTTTGTTAATACCACCGCTTGATACGCACCTGTCTTTGTTCGGAAAGAAACAATACGAACGATCTCATCATCCACAACCAGCGTATTGGCTTCGGGAAACGCATGAGGTTGTTTATGTGCGGAAACATAAATATGACACCCCGACCAAACCAAAATTGCCCCATAGCCAATATTGGCAACTCCCTCCGCACAGGGCACCGGATACCAGGTTTGTGTCATTAACGGATTGCCACCGGCGAACAAATCTGGACAAAAAACAAACGCCAGCGTCTTTACCGATTGTTCATCTATCTGTGCCATTTCCGCTTCTTTATCTCCCACCAAAAGCATATACCAGCGGATCATTGTGGCATTAACCGGCGGTTTTTCTGTTGGCACCAACATGACCGATTCGGCATAGGGAACGAGGATCGGTTCAGAATAATCACTTGGCCCGGACTCTTCTTGGCACTCTGTCACCCAGGTATAACAAAAGGTCAGCACCTGGGGGGGTAATTCCTGATTCGGACAATCCTGTGCTGGTTTCTTCGGCAACGCATTTTGCCAGCAATCATCAGGTACGGGCATATCATCCCGACATTTCTGTCCTGTCAATGTTACTTTAGGGGCCTTGATTGGACGGGGTATACCTAATGCCACCGGCCCCGCTTTGTCTGTTATCCATGCATAACCGCTTCGCCACACCTGGTTGTCTTTAACAAAAAGAAAAGATTGTGGCCCTGCAATATGAATGGGATCTTCGGCAATGGGGGTCACGTGTTCGAAACCGAGCCATGCCCCCCCAATTTTATATAGTGCTTTTACTTCACCACTCATCGGTTTTCCATTGATATCCACCGCATTATAGAGGGGACGGGGGGCACGTAAGGGAACAATCGCGCCTGAATGAAGTAAACAATTTTCGGCAAAAGCAGCAAATCCCGCCCCCAGTTTATCTGATCGGATTTTAGGAATGACCCCCTGAAATTTATTAATTCTCATTGGCGACTCCACAGGGCTTACGGACTAATTCTTTGATACCCGCACAATCAATAGACACCGTGTCTGTCTCACAATCATAAACAAGCGGATACGCATAATTCGGGCGTGACTCCCGCGCAATCGCCCGAATAGCATCTACGGAGCACGCGGTATACACAATCCGGCTTCCGACCGGGAAACACCCCTGACGATTTTGAAAACGGGATATGGTTAACGTATCTCCGTTTCGGCCTGTCACAATCACTTCCTCACACCCAGGATCACACGGTAGACTAATCAGTGCATGAAACATCTGGCCTGCCTGCATTTCAGGAAAATGCCGTCCTTGTCCGCTACGGAGTTTAACGTTTCCCGATTGACAAAAAGATTCGCCCAACGTACCACTCCCCAACAGATCACACGGCAGTGCAAGATACTTATTCGGACATGACGGCATCGTGACTCCTAACTGGTCTGCTGTTTCACTAATTCAAGAATACCTGTATCTGTCCAGACAAACGTAATACAGTCCCCGGCACAATAAGGCATCCTTCCTCCCTCGATACCCCGTTCAACCGCGATAATATCCGGGTACGGTTTTTCATCGTAATTTGTCGTATGATGATATTTTACGACTTCTGCACGACCGGGGCCTTTCAGAATTAAATACGTATGATTTCCAACCCCAACAGCATCAAGGTCACGTGCATGACCATTGGCAATATTCAGAGTATTCTCTGATGCTGTAATATATTGATCGAGTGTCCCTGAAAACGTCACGATTGCTCGGAACATGGCTTCGCCTCCCCATCGATGTGCGTAATGTGTCCTGCTGCGTCTACTGTAATAATGGTGTCACAAGACAACGCATAACAGCCGGGTGTTATACATCCTCCAATTCCTTTATCGGTACACTGTGCAATCATTTCGCAAAGCTGGGCGGGATTCCAGTCAAAATAAAGACAAGTGCCCGCAGGCCAGGATTGTGCAACTGTACTGTCAGTGCCTCGTTCTACATGCAGTTTATTGCCTGACGCCCCATTCACCAGCACTACCTCACGCTTACTGCCTATTCCTTTCATGGTCAAATAATAATGAGTACCCGCAGCTGGCGTCATGGCACCGGCTAATCCCAATGCCACCATGAGAAATTGATCTGATGGCCCAATATTCATAGACAGTGTAGTACTTAAGGCGTACTTCGTTTTATCGATCATGGCAATCTCCACAGGCGATAACCGGTGTGGTATCTTCCGGCCATACTTCTAAATCCGGCACACAACACTGTGTTTCATATTGGTTACACTCACTGGTGCATTCCTGCATCACCGCCGTTGTCGCATTCACGTTGGCGGTCATAAACGGTTTATAAAAATAAAGCCGTTTATTGACTGCAACATGATTTACGATCAATTCACTTTCATAATATCCAGGGGGCGCTTTTAGGAATAGGTCGGGCCAGCGGAAGCGAACTTCTCCTTTCGGTGTGACCGAAATAGCACACATCGCCCACTGCCACTGACAATGGCTTATCCGGCGCAAACGCATAATCATCGACTGGCGCACCCAAACGTCATTACGTTCCTGCGTATAAAAACGAAAATCAAAGAGCCGTTCTATTTCACCCGATTGAATACGTATTGCCTGACGCGCACTGAATGTATAACAGGGTTCGGGTTTACATATTTGTTCAGGACAGACTGGCCCCGTAGATTCACATCCCGGATCATAAACGGGTAAAACACAGGGATCACAATCGATACCACACGCACTGTCCAAATGTGTTCCTGTCCGATTAATCGTATACGATTTCATAGCAATCTCCTGGCGGACGCTCTGGTACGTCGCCGCACCTTTCCTGAGTGCATTTTGGGACGGGAATTAGAAAAATTCATGATCCGGGAGGCTTTCGTATCTGCAATCGCATCATGAAACTGACGGGCAGCAAGCTGTGCCACGACATAATCGACCATTTGTGACCCATACATACTGTGTAAATATTGCCTGGCACCGTCCAATATCGGCATACGAAAACGTGTTAAAAACTCCGTCGGGATCTGGCAATTATCAATACCGGTTATTGCCCAGGAATAATGTACTAAAACACAGGCTCCCTCATGATAATCATCAAACAATTGCACCACATTGTACTGGCCGTCACGTGCCCAACGTGTCGTTGATTCGCCATTAACCGAAACGTTAATAATGCTACTGATAAGCTGATCTGCTGGGATATCCAGCCAGTACTCACAAACGCCGGTCTGATAAGGTATCTGTAGCGTGTCCGTGAAAATTTCCGTTTCTAGCATGAACGTTTTCATGGATTCCACTAAAGCCAGTTGCGCCTGTGCAGGGCCAACGCTTCGACACATTAACTGCAGCGGTGCAACTAAATCACTGACGACTGCCATTGGTTACCCCCAATAATAAGAGCGCATTCTGCCAATGCACGTGTCCTTTTTCCGTATAGACTGTTGACGTTTTGTCGTAAGAATACGCATAAAACATCATAATCTCTTCCAGTGCAGGAAGCAGATCATCGGTCAGTGGGATATTCTCATCTTTAGTCACGGTCGGGATTTGAATACAAAGTCCCCGCACTTTATAGTGTTCATGTGGGTTAACCGGATGGGCTTCATATTCGCCATCGGCACGATTCACTAAATATAATGGGCCGCCTTGTCCATTACATAACACCATATCCCATGCAGAAGGTGTCTCTTCCGTCGAAGCCAGATATCGGATGCGTCTTCCTGCGCGGTTCGTCAGCGTATAGGGGGGCAAAAAAGCCGTACATGATGTATGTAATAAACCATCGGCAGGCAAGTCATACATAACCATTGCACCAAATTGCCGTGGATGATACCGCCCGATAACCCGTAGACTATAGTTAACGGCGATAAGCAGATCCACGTCTTGCCAATGCGTGTAGGCATATCCCGGCTCTTGGTCTTCAAGGCGACGGGATACACGTTCAATCACGCTATTCGTTGTCGCCATAATCACTCCGAAAACTAAAAAACGTCTTTTGACATGTCGTTGAGATCTTGTATTACAACAGCATCATTTCCCATACGGGTTTCATCATAGAATGCTGACACAACTTCATTGCCGTTGCGGAATCCATGCGTTGGCAGCACAGGTTCGACGAAAAGGCGTGCCCCTTGTACGGTTTCATGGAATCGGCGCTGCTGTATTTTTTCTTGATTAATCCGTAGTGCTTCCTGTAAATCGTCATGCGTATAGATATACGTAATATCCGGTACATTCGCTAAGATCACGCGATCAATGGGACTTTCTGCATCAAAAGGCATGATATGACCATACGCATCAATAATGGCTAGCGGCGTTGCCCCCGGTGATACGGGAGGTTTCATGCGATCACGAAGCGCTGTCACATTCTTATCATTCCCACGAATCTGTAATAATTGATTCGGGTTATGACGTGCCTGTAATGCCGTGCCCCCTCGCTGAAAATGGACTCGCTTACGCGGTGCTTTGGATTCATTTAGTGTATCCTCTGGTATCTCATGAGACACAATATCCAATCCTTCATTGGCTTTTTGCTGTCGAGTGTGGGGTGTTTCATAGGCTAACATTTTCGGTGATTCACTGACTTTCTGCCGTCGGGTACGTTGTGTGATTTTTTCTGCCATGATCCGCTCCTGAAAATGAGGGGGAGTCTCATTCTCCCCTTCTGATACACCTTAATTAAGTGGCTGGCACTCTGGGTCGGGAAAAATGGTTTCACAAGGCGTCGGTGCACAGTTACACGGATGCTCATCAAAATATTCCGTGATATCCGCATAAATGCCAACACAAGCATCAAACGGTACATCCTCGTGCGATGAATTTTGTGCCGCTTTAAAGGTATTGACCAGATAACCATTCGTGGTCGTTAGTAAGGGAACGGGTAAACCACTCCCTGTCCCGTCTGCAGAAGCCCCTCGCGGAACCTGTATTGTTACCGTTTGTGACGGCACAGTGATCGATCCCGTCACCTTCTTATCATCTGATGTGGTGAAATTATCTACCTGAATTGTTTGTGCTGGGATCACCACATCGACGGGCGTCGTATTGGCGGTATCCAGTTTTATTGACATCTCATTGGGTAATTTCGTTCGTGGTGCTGGCAAGTTACTGGTGGTTGGCACGAATCCCAGATAAAACCCCGGTTTTGCTAAATCGACCGTTAACTGCTTACCTTCACCATCGACTACATTTATTTTCTCTGCGCCCGTGACTTTTCCTGTTTTCTGATCATACACAGACAGTTCCACAAACGGTGTTAATGTACCTGCTCCCACCCGTTTTACGTGATAGACAATGGCATTAATTAGCCAGCCCGTTCCCAATAGATGGGTGGCAATTTCAGCACCATCGGGCATTTTAAAGTCCGTTTTCTCGCTCAGTTCTGGTACTTCATATGCCCCGGTATAGGCAAAATCTTGGGTATCAATATGGTTTTCTAGCTGATGATTTCGTTTCTTCTGATGACCTGCCGGTTGGACGGGCAAAACATCATTGAATGTTGAAAACAGCGTATCATCAATCCGGCGAAGAACGTTGCCCCCGTCGAATAAGCCAAAGCGTTTCGCTGACATATTGCCTCCTTATTTCTTCAGGGTAGCGTACATTACGGCCATAGCTTCAGGTCGCATGAGTTTAAATCCATAAACCTGTAATCCCTGCCAATAGGTCGCAAAATCGGTGGCATCCGAATCGACCACACGGTTGTAATTGATTTGCGTGATCATCAAAATGGCATCTTTACGACCAAACAGTAAGGTATAACATCGGTCTCCCGTATCAGGATCGATATAGGTGGGGGCTTCATGGGTAAACACAAATGTATATCCCACCATATCAACCCAAACTTCCCCATTCATTAAGACAATCGATTTCGCCTGACCGGATTTTGATGCATCGTACAAAACAGAATCAGGACGATACATCATTGGTTGTAGCGCATACGGTGTAATAATAATAAAAGGGCCACTAACTCCCTGTTCTGCCAGTACTGCACGACCATTGGCAAGTTGTTCACCGATGTTCGTGGGTGATAAAACGACGGGGTGACCGAGTGTCCCTAAGTTATACTGCCCTGTACGCACACCTGCGCATTGTCCCTTATTAAAAGGGGAAACCTGCCAGGGCGTTTGAATGAGAATTTCGCGGGATATCGACAAGTCCATTTTGTTCGCTGCGTCGTCTTTCCAGGAATTAACCCACGTATTAATATTCTCGATCTGTCGCGTATCAATGTAATTGACTTTCAGTGACCAGTATTTTGCCCGATCAATCGTCATACGGAAGATATCTGTCGCTAACTTACTGTGTGTTAGCGGCTGATTCTTCTGATAATCGAAGATTTCCGCCTCTGGCTCACGGCGTAAAATAACTTCATTACCCGTGGTACTGATTTCTTTCGGAATATCCGCAACCTGACTCGTCGTGATTTGTGCGGTTATGCCTTTCATTTTAAATCGTGCAATCAGCGCCTTTCCGATAATCGGATTCGTCAAGAAACTATAATTCGGGTATCCTGACGCGGCTGGCACTACCCCCATCTGTCGCATATGAACTCCTCAGTTTATGCTATGCCATTAATCAACAACACGCCCTTGCAACATTGCCAACTGGAACTGATCTTCTATCTTCTGATAGCGTTCCGCATCCATTTGGCCGGACATAAATGCTGCGTAAGCCTTATCGTATTCGCGCTGACTCAACACCTGTTTGCGTTGAACAGGCGGTGTGTTCCCCAGCGCGGTGCCCTGATAATTGACCGGCTGATGGGATTGCCCTTGACTGCTCTGATTTAGACCACTACGGAATGTCTGTAATAAATTGATCAATCGTTGTGCATCACCCTGTTTCCAGGCCATATCCACGAGTTTTCCATAAGAGTAACCTCCGGCAGCTTCTGAATTGCGAAATGCCGCAAAGGCCGGGTGCGCCGTTAAGGTCTCTACATCAGGCACCTGAGAACGAATGATAATGTTCATTTCCTGTTCCGGTGTCATACCTTGTGAGGCCGGGCTACTCTGTGATGCTTTCAGTTGATTAAGTTCACTTTGCAACCGAAATTGTTCCTGCGCGATACGCTGTAAATTGGGTGCCATACCCTTGAGTATCTTTTGTGTCTGCTCTGCCGCCTGTTTTCGAATATATTGTGCGGCGTCGCCGTAGGTTTTTTCATCTTCTGCCGAAATTTTAATATCATCAATATTGATCTGGGGTATCAGTGACTGCAAAAATTGCTCTTGTTCTTTCTGTTGTTGTTCAGCCAGTTGCTGCTGTCTGACCTGTAAGTCCTGCTGTTGCTGGTGTTGCAGACGCTGATTTTCCAGCTGTAGACGTTGTGCTTCAAACAGCTGTTGTTGTTGTTGATTGTGTTGCATCTGCGCTAACAACGCACTTAGATTCGGGTCGGTGATAACACCAGGTGTATTCGATTGTCCTGATGGTGGCGCGCCTGTAGCTGATGACAAGCCTTTAATATTACCCCGATCATCAAAAAGGCTGATAACATCATACTCATTCTGACTTTGGGTATTCTGTTGTTCGGGTGACTGTCCCTGAAAGCCGTTCTGTGCGGGTAGCGACGCTGAGGGTGTCCATGTCGGTGTATTCTCCTGTGCCGCAGGAGACTGTCCCCATACCGGCTGATTTGTATCATCATTAAATAAACCTGGCATAATGGCACCTTAACTGTCTAAGTCGTTTAATATCTCTTTCAGGACAGCAACGCGTCCTCGGTTAAAATCGTTCGCATCCGTATTTTCATACGCTTCACGGGCATCCTGTAATGCCTGTTGCAGACATTTTATAAACTGCTGAAAACCTTTATTCTGTTTTAACACGGTTATCGGTACTTCACGATTACTGATCATAATGTTCCTCTTACCGTCACGATATAATCCACCACGAGCAGGTTTAAATCCACATCCTGCTGTTGGTCTAAGGCAAACGCATAAGTACCCGGTAACGTACTGACAAATTGTGGACTATTTGTCGAGATTTTAAACTGCTTACTGTCAACATTAAATGGTTGAAAATCAATGTCTTTTACCGTATCACTCTTTTTAGGAGCATAATAGACCAGATAACCGTGTGTGGGATTATTGGTCTGCGCCACACTGGCGATCAAAGTCTGGGGTTTATTATTCTCACCAATGGTGAGGACTTTTGCATAGCTTTTTGCCATTACAGTTTCTCCATTGGGGTTATAAAGAGCACTTGCAATACGGTTTTATATGCCTGCAATAATCGTCTACGTTCTTCCGTTGCCGGATAGGCTTCGTACTGTTCACGGGCCTGCGTTAATTGCGCTTCTAAGAACCAGCGTATATGCCGTCCAATGACATGATTGCGTAATCTGTTAATTCCTCGATACTGTTTATCCGTAATCATAGTGTCTCCTGTGAAATTGCGCGATACACTATTAAGGATTCCCGATGTTCTTTCGCCAGTTCCCCTCGCTGTTCTAACTCGGCATAATTTTCCGGTATTTCTAGACGTTCCCGAAGCAAATCGTAAATTGCTTCGGCTTCGGGCATACTCCGAAAGGTCGCAATGGCTTCTTGTAATTCATTCATGGTTTCCCCAAAATAATATTTGAAATCAGGTTCCTCGGTTTATTGTCACTGTCATATACCACACCCGTTAACACGCCATTTAACTTTAAAGCGGCTTCCATATTCTGGTCTATATATTCATAACCCGGCAGGTCACCAAAACTATCGGTGTAATTTCTCACCGAAAGCTGAGACATGCCTGAACTTTCCCCTACTAAATCTCCTGGAAAGTCGGTGCCTTTTGGATCTTGGGTCAAATTGGCATAAGAGCAGGCAATAAAGGTCTGTTGTGCCCCTTCAAATACTGAATCTTTTCCGGTGATGCCCCACCAGGATTCTTTCGGATAAACGGGTTTTCCGTTCTGCTGCGGCCAGCCGCCGACGGGTTCCTGCAATGCGGCAACGGGGGCATATTTGTTTTGGAATATACAGCCATAATACATAACTTTTCCATCACTCATTCCGTATACCCCATAACCATCCCAACGCGCCCAGGCAGAGGTATAATCTTTATCTGCATTAGGCGTACCCGGTTCATTCGCCGCTTCACACATAAACTGTAATCCCGTACAAACTAATTGTCCCCCTCCTTGTGGTGAACAAGTTTCTATGTCATAAACGTGTATAGCCGTATTATAAACCACATTGTAATAAATCTTTGGCCGTGTAAAACCACTGTGCGACCACCACTGATATGATGGTCTTTGCGGTGTCACTGTAGGTTTTTTATTACCGTCAATTAATGGGTCACCATACGCTTGAATATTTCTGACAGCACCGTTTGTCACGTTAAAACCCGTCCAGATATAATCCCCACCACAACGCAAATGGATGGTATTACTTTCATCCTGCCGGACACGACTGAGCGCCTCTTTTAATGTTTTCAATGGCTCTTTGAGTTTACCGCTATTCTTATCATCTCCCGCGACTGAATCCACGTATAAATTCGTGACATCGACAGTAGCTTGTACGCCAGAATACAATCCGTTATTGCGACTAGTCAGTAAATTACCCTTATCGGGTGAAATTTTAACTCCTAATGGATCGGAAGCTATCCCTGAACCAGTTAAGCTACTATTTACACTGACTTTGATTTTATTGTTCAGACTATTAATCAGCGTTGTCATGACACCCTGATTTGCGACAAATGCGTTAATCACTTTTTGTAAATCGAGATCCAGGCAATTTCCTTCCGTCCCGTCACCGGTGATAAAACCTGTACTTGCAACACACACTTTAACTTTATTGATTAAGGCTTTCTTTATATCATCCATCGATAATGTAATGGCATCACACTGGTTATCAATCTTGATATGTAATCCTTTATCATCCATTGTGATGGAATCAATCACTTTCCAGCAGACACGGGTAAAATCAATATTCAAAGGAATATCATCACCGTTTCCTGTCAGCGGGCTATCCCGGTCAATCTTGACCCGGCGTAAGGCTGCCGCGAGCACTTTAATGACTTTCCCGTTTCCCAAGACTAATTCGATATCGCCATTTGCATCAATATTGCCACTGCTTACCGTCGCATCATCCAGTAATTGACCTAAATTGGCGGTGACTTTACTGCCGTCACCTAGCATCAGTTCAAGACTGTTATCCTTCGTTAAGACTGCACTTTTGAGCGTTTTTTCGGCAACCGCCTGCGTCACCGCTTTTGTGAGATCGACCGTTAACTGTTTACCGTCTTTCAGTGTCAGCGTTATGGCCATACCATTCGTCGTTAAACTCTGCGGTATAATGGAGGCGAGATTCACTTCATGGGTTTTACCCGCCTGATCCACTAACGTGATACGTTCACCATCAAATGACAAGGCTTCAATACCCGGAATAGTAATATCGCCCTTCTGAATAGCCTCTTGCGCCAATGTATTCAGTTCATCACATTTTATAATATGGGTTGCTGGCGCGAGGACATTTCCCTGACAATCGACGAGACCTGCCTGTATTTCATTACAGATTATCTTCTGATTAATGACCGACTGAATATAATTACTGATCTGCTCAAACGTTAATATAGGGGAACAGCAATTAGACATATCTTTCTCCTAACACTTCGCGTTGTTATACAACATAGCCCAGACATGTTCCGTCGTTGCAGGTTCTATCACTACCGTAACATGGCCTGCCGGGGTTTTTTCAATATGAAAGCCACACAGGTCTGCTCCGTATGCGATCCCGACAGGGATATCTATGATATATTCACCTGGGGGGATCATCATGCCACTGCCACGCCAATGTTCCAAAATGGCGTTATAATCTGTATCACAACCTATCTGACATGCCAGTATTCGCTGTACACGCAAGATTATTGCTGATTCACAAAATGGAACATCCTCACACACTAAATGAATCTGACTTAGCGTATTTACAATAAAACGGTATTCCGACAAGTCATTCGGTTTATCATCCGTATCACTGGGTGTCCCTGAATACTTCATATTTCTGAGCTGAGTGACCTGACAGCAGGTGTTTTTATTCTTTGCAGGAGGTTCACAAACTTCTGGCTCAAAAAATGTTGTGATTGAAAAATCAAAGTATTGGCATTTTACCTGCGCCATACTATCCCCCTAACGAATGATTCATTTGATTAATCGTTTGGATGGCCTGCGCACTTCGACCATCCAGAGGTTGTGTATAGTCACTATTATTCATTGCGGGTGCGCCCTCTATTGTCCCACTTTGGGCTGCTCCCACATTGTCCGTCATTCCTGTCAGTGAGGCGATAATACCTTGATCCTGATTCATCGCATCCTGTAACGCGATATTGGGTAAGCCTTTTGTATCGACTCCCATCTGTGATAATAGCTGTTCCAAGATACGCATAATAAATGCCGGAGGGACTTCGAATCCTCTTGCAAACGGTGCAAGCGACTGCAAGACCCAGGTGAGATTGCCTTGTTGTTTTTCTTTTTCCTGCATCCCACGGACACCACTGGCTCTGACATTCACATCTCCTTTCAGAGAAGGATTAGGATTAAACTGTAATTCAATATCTACAAAGCGTTGTATTATCGGTTCAATCACATGATTTTCCGCATACAGTAAGGGTTGTTTAATCGCCTTACTCGCCTGGTTTAACATCATGGAGACTCCTCCAGATGTGCGACCAATCGTTGCTGCCCCTTGTGTTTGTCCAAATGCCAGTCGGGGTATCCCAATTAATTCATAAGCAGACGCATGGGCTTTATCAAAAATACTCCACAGTTCCCCGGCAAGACTGGGGATCGTATAAAAGCGGTAAGCTGGGGCATTCTGACTGAACGAATCTTGTTTAACGGGCGTAATCTTACGTGGATAAATCTCTGTCGGATCACCTTCACCTTTCACACGGGCTGTATCTACTTCACCTAGTGGGCCAGCGGAAAAATCCATATTATTCACGAGTGCTCGGCCCGCCGTCGTACATTGGATCTGAACATCTTCAATCGTTTCAGGAATACTGCTTCCCCAGAGTTCGCCCGGCAAATGGTAAAATGCAGCGGTATAAAATGGTCGGCGCCCCAATGGATCGGGATTTAAAACACATTTAATAATTGTACCGGCTAATACCCAAATTTCCGATTCATAGAGTCGGTATTCATTACTGATATCAACACCATACTCTTTTAATTTCGCACCTTGTATTCGGCCATAATGGATCAACACATCATAGATACCAATCCACGATAAATCAGAGACACTGCCAATTCCAGAGTCACCTAACGCATCCGGCTCTATTTCACTGCCGGTTGCCTCATAAGGTAAAATGTACTTTTCATGATCCTGCAATACATAAAATATCGATTCTGCATCAAAACTAACTGTGCCTGACATATCGAGAAGTTCACTCGACGTAAGTCGCTGGCGTTCAATAACGTACTCACATGACTGTAAATCTTTGGCATTCGGGGACGGAAAAATATTAAAAGGTGAAATATTATATACGCGATGAACCATCTGATCCTGGTAGACCATTGCCATACCGTCCCATACTTTCATCTTCCGTGTTTCATAAACAGGGCCTTTTAAAATGGCTAACGGATATGCAACATAGTTATACAACCACTGACTGAATTCTGTTTTAAAATTAGCCAATTTCAGCTTTTGTAAAACAACCGGATAAAGATTATTCGCAGCTGTTTTCGCCGCTTCGTTATAAAACGTCAGTGCCGTTTGCGACATATTCTTTAACAGGTTTGTAAATAACGATTCGTCCCCTCCCGTCATTTCAATGATACGCTGGATATTGGTTTCAATAGCATTTATTAATTCATCCTGAACAGGCGCAGGCAATTGAGCGACGGGATCGGTTTCTAAAACAAAAGGCTGTTCGAGAATAGGATCAAGTACCTCCTCAACCTGCGCATGAACATTTCGGGTGATTGGGCCGGTAATATTCATAGCGACTTCAATCTCATCGTCCTCTGGATCTACCGGCACCGAATCAATTTGTCCTTTCATCAGGTCAAGGCAACGCTGACAACGGCGATGCGCATCACTGTTTGACGATGCCGCTTGTGTATACCGCGCAACGATCAAATTCCCCAGTGTTGCATTCATCTTTTCCTTACTGCGTGACAGCTTTGCCATGATGTTTAAACCCTGAATTTTTTACTACGAGCAGGACAACCCGTTTTACGATTACCACAACGAGCGTAATACATATTACCTCCTACCTTAAACGTGATGTTAAGTGTGGCGCATTTATCAGAATGAAGTTATAGACAACCGCCATATCGGGTTCTTTCGTTGCAAGAAAGTAATTCTTCACAATGGTCGAGGCCGATCCAAAAAGTAAATCCCATACGGTTGTTATATGCGTTTCTATGGGAATTAACGTCTGACAAAGCGCAGTAACAGCTTCGGGCAGCTCTGTCCCATTATTCGGGCTTCCCTCAATAGTATCGCACATTTGCAGCAGATCATTAACATTTGATTGAATTCTGTTCAACAGAACACGTGTTCCATCAATATCTAACCCCTTAATCATGCTCTTTTCCTCCGCACAAAATGATGCCGAGTTCGTGGTTTTACCCGTTCATCCGGTGCATTGTCACTGCGACCATTTACCACATCATAGCCCAGACATAAGTACTGTAGTGCGTCCATCAGATCCGACACCCAACCAATATGGGATTTTGTGGGTGTCTCCATGACGGCATCTGTCTTACCCTTAATGTTTTCATAAATATACTTATCATCGATGGCCTTAATCGTCATGACACAGTTATCACATATTTGCAGCATAGGTGCCCCCTCACTGTCTAATGTCCGTAAACGGCGACTGACCGCTTCAATACGTGGTTCCATTTTATTCCGAGTATCCCACGGAACTGAGATGGGAATTTTTCGCTGTCGCAATACACCGAAGGGTGACAGTTCTACGGCTTGTCCCTTATCGGCCCCGGCTGGATCACCCCAAGCGCCCGCAATAACATTACGAGAGTATTTCTGCAGGAGTACAGGGCGGCAATAACCATCAAATAATGTGGATACGGCCATTGCCTCGCCCATGACTTCATCGGTGATCACTATCCGTCCTGTCTTCGTACCAATTCCGATTAGCATCACTGGCGTGCGTCCGAAGTCAAAAGCGAGATAAACCGGAGCACCATCAGGAATACGAACACTATTGCGGGAAATAACATGAAGAGGAACGCGAAATTCTGGAAAAACTACCTTACCGGTTTTCAGCGGTGAAAACTGCCCTTCAACATAGGCCCTAATATAATCATCTGAATTTCCCAGCATCTTATAATAATAATTATAGCCATCAGCCAGATTATGAATATTTTCTGCTTTCGGATTCGGTATCCACTCGCCGCCCGAATCTTTCGGTCGTATTAACGCAGGAGGTTGTTTGAACAGTTCAAAATACTCACGACCAATTTCATGCTCTATTTTTTTCCAGATAGGTTTTTTTTGTAATGACCAGGTATAAAGCCAATGACTCTCTTTGGGGCCATTTGTGGTAAATAACATGCCTGTCCAGGTAGGTATGCCACGGACAGCAGATGGATAACGTCCAATACGTGTTGAAATAATTTCTACAATTTCTTCGGGTATCTCTGAGGCTTCATCAATCATGACACCCGTCATTTCTGCCCCCAGCGCATCCCCTAATGCAGCTTCACTGTCCATTGCAGCAAACTGCCATTCACTGTGAATACGTGTTCCATCCGGTAAATCCATCTGCCAGGTTGCCAGAATATTGGGACTTTCCACTACATGACAGTAATTCATGAGGCCACCCATTGCCAGTTTAAACGTTTCTAAAGTGTTACGTTTTAATTGTTTGTTTGTATTACGAATTACTACCCATCTGGTATAACGAGTACGGTCTGCGTTGGCGGGTAACTGTATTAGAGAACGGATAACCAAATCTTTAAAGGCATAGGTGGTTTTTGCTGATCCCGCTGGGCCAATCACCCCCCGGATATAAGCACTACTTCGGTGCATCTGTAATAGCGTTTGATGTTTATCAAAACTTAAGTCTACTTCCAGACGCGCCATTAATCCGCCTCCATATCAATCACAACTCCCTGTTCCGATACGGCTTTTAACTTAGGTGAAAATGGACTCTGATCACCAAAATTAAACACAATATTCGCTGCAGAACCGGGACTTATCATATCGCCTTTTTCATTACGCGGTATCGCATCAGCAATCTGTGCCATTGCGGTAAAGGCCCGTACACGATCCGAATCTCTTGTGTCCTTATTCATCACTAAATCGTGTATGGCATCGAGTTGGGCATCCACCATTAATTTCGCTCTGGCACGCAACATGCCATTCACATCCTTCTCCATGTCTTTTCGGAAAGTTTTGACCAGTAAAGCAAAATCGTCCTCTTTCAATTTTAAAAGGACATCATCATCAGACAGGCTATACGCTTTACAAATAAGACTAATTTTATTATCACCAAAATAGGCGATATCTCGCGCCAATGTCACATCTGTCGCCAGCATCGTCTGCAGCTCACTGCGTAATCGGTCATGAATAACCTGGCTTGACCTTTCACTGTCAGGAAATTTTCGCTCATCAGACCAGAATTTTGATGTCTCGTCCCAGGGTTTTTCCGCTAATTGACTAATTACCGAAAGCGGATCATGCTGTTCTTCATCAAATAACGAAAAAGGAAAATCATCTGGCCCCAGCATAAGATGTAGTGGCTTGTCACCAAACATACGCGATTCCTCAGAGGTCATATGTCCTACCCTAACGGTACTATTATTAAATCAGCCCAAAATTTTCCACGTTATACCCGATTTGGCGATGGCTGCATTTTTGCCCCGGGTTGTTCCTTTTCTAATCCCTGTTATTTTGGTAAAGGTTGTCTCTTTCAAAAAGGCTGTGCTCTCAATTTTATCCCTGATAATAAGCCTCATCCTCCCCATCAAACGGGTGAGGGGAATGTGTTTGCTGAGAACTGTACCCTTATGTATGTTATTGTGGGTGCTGCCAATGTAATACGCAACCCGACCACATACCAACCTGTCTCACAAGGCGTTGGCACCATCATTGGTGATGGACATAATGTTAATCATTCCTGTCAAATATCCAGTACTATTCCGTACACAAAAGGACAGGTTATTTCTGATTGTCATGTGAGCCAGAATTGGAAACAAGCCTCACAACCCGATGGCTTTACTCACGATACCGCTAAAGTCAAAGACACTTCCTGGGGGATAACATGATTCAATTAAAAGACAGTGAAGCTCTTTCTGTTCGAGTAACTGATTGTGCTACCAATAAAAATCAAACGAATAATACACAATCTTATCAATCCGACTATAATGGGAAATCCTATAAACCACCGGTCACATATCAGGGACGAACAAAGAATGATCCTATTTACTCGGCTTAAATTTGAACATATTCGCTTCGTACAACAACATAGTAACCAAATTTAATAACTCTCTTACATCATCTAGTGATGCACCTGTGGGAAGGACTGATCCCATATTCGCTGGATCATTTTTATACTTATCAGAAATGGCTGCCAGACTGTATATATACTCCGGTGATGTTGTGCTTCCTAATTCCGTATGATCAAGATAGAATTTTACTCGGCCATCTTCTGCAAAACCTAGTACGCCACCGCCAAATTTCCCCATTACTGAATCCGCCTGAGCATTAACTTTTCTAAAGCCCGAAAAAATCGCATTCACAGCCTCTTCATTGAAGATTTTATCTTCTTTCTCCTTATAGAAAACATAATTCGAAGCACCCCAGTAAACCCCTGAAACATCCTGTTTATAAACCTGTCCCATATTACTGGTTAAAGGTTCCGCCCAATCAATTAAGTCCTTATTGCTATTATTAAAATCTCTTATGACGACTCCTGTTGGTATGTGTGCGATTTGATACGAACCATTATCACTGACAATCACTTTTATTTTGTCTGAACGGTCGTCATAATCTGGCGCATTTTTCATGGTATGCGGTGACGGATTTTTTTCTGCGTCGTAATCTCCTTCCCAAATAATGTAGGTCATTGGCCCCTTCAACGTATTAAAATCCACCGGATTTGCTTTTGTTGAAGGTAGTTCCTTTACATTCACCAATTTTTGTAACTGCCCCACATTAACCGCATCATAAGACGATACGCCTGCTTTGACATTGGTGAGTCTTCGCTGCAAATCTTCCTCATAATTGCCTATAGATACGGTGTCAGGGTCATTCGTCCTACTTTTATACCCAATAGCAACACTTCCTTTAGGACGTGCTTCGGCACGATAACCTATAGCTATACTATTTTCACGTGCAACACTATAACCACCAACAGAAACAGCGTGATCTTCTTGTGAATTTGCTTGTGTTCCTATAGCAACAGTTTGCTTTGCTGTTGCCTGTGCACTTGAACCTAGCGCTACTCCCCCTACATTGTCTGCCGCAATTGCCCCATCATCACCATCTTCTGCATCTGCGGAAAGAGACAAATATTTTGGTATCTCTTCGGGGACACCAACTACATACAATCCATCGTCAGTAAATGTCAGTCCATTGCGAATATTAGAGGAAATCAATAAAGCGACAAGACTGGGATCATCAGGTTTCGAGTTAGCAGGTAAATGCTGAAATTGTTGAGGATGAAACAGTTTCTCAGGAACATAAAGACCATCATCTTTGTTGGATAATATATTTTGTTTTTTAGCACTGACGACGGCCTCCCCTTTACCAAAGAGTCCATCCGTTTCTACAGTCAGTGTATTCCCCGCTTTCTTCGAAATCCTCAGCTGGACATTATAACCCTGCACAAAGTTAAAAGCGTTTGAATCAAAAAGTAATGGCACATTAAGTCCATTAGGACTCCAACCCAAAATATTCGTCTGCGAATTATCAATCATAACTTTATATGGATCGGTTTGCGTTCCCTTTCCTGAAAAAAAGGTCGCGTCAAAGACTAATTTTCCGCTCTCACTTAGTGGGCTAAACAATCCATCCTTTTCTAAAGTCAGTGCATTCTCTTTTTTACCGGATAATTGCACGCCAATTGTCGTTGTCTTATGTGTCTCATCGACAATGGTCTGCTGAGTGATGATTGATTGATCCTTTGCACTGATTTTATCTTCTACGGTTGGGCCTATCTTCCCTTTCATTGAATCAGCAAAGGCTTGCTCTGACGTATCTGTTCCGGGTAGCTGCCTTGACTTCCAGAATTCATACGCCGATTCACCGGTCTTCCCTTCCATGAATTTCTCAAAAGCACACGGCGATGTATCCGAACCCGGAGGCTGCTGTTCTTTCCAAAATTCATAAGCCGATTCGCCTGGCTCACCCCGACGCATAGGACGATTACCTAATGTGCGATCATTTTCACAACAGCTCATTTTTTCACCCTCAATAGACCTGTTTTTTTAAAAGTATATATCTTAACCAATGACTTTTATATCGTATTCCCAACTGTCACCCTTTCTCATATTTCACTTCCGAAATCAGAATATTTCACATGGGAATTTTGCGTATAGAAAAGTTAACTATAAACTTATTTACTCAAACACTCATTTGAGTTTTTACTCAAATACTCATTTGAGCTTTTACTCTTATACTCATTAGCTCATTTACTTATATGAAGTTATACATTTTTACTCCTTTACTCACCTTATTTCTTTACAGATTAGGTTGTTTATTAAATACTAAGGTGTTTATTAAGTAATCCTTTTATCATTTGAGTAAATGTGTATATGAGTAAAAACACATTTGAGGGTATAAATATGAAAGTACTTTCTTTTCTAAATCCGAAAGGTGGCTCAGGTAAAACAACAGCCGTAATTAACATCTGTACCGCGCTAACTCGCGCAGGATTCAATATTGCGGTTGTCGATACTGATCCACAAATGAGCCTAACGCACTGGAGCAAATCAGATAAAGCTGTATTCGATGTATTCACGGCGGCTTCTGAAAAGGATGTCTACAGCATCAGAAAAGATTTAGCCGAATATGACTTTGTTATTGTTGATGGTGCTGGTTCATTATCCGTTATCACGTCTGCGGCGGTTATGGTAAGCGATCTTGTCATTATTCCTGTCACACCAAGTCCATTAGATTTTGCTGCTGCGGGTAGTGTCGTGACTGTACTGGAAGCACAAGCGTATAGTCGTAAAGTTGACGCTCGTTTCCTGATAACACGTAAGGTAGAACACGCCTTAATGCTTAAAATACTGAAAGAAAGTATAAAAGAGACCGGTGTCGAACTTCTTCGTACAGCAATCACAAACCGTCAATCTTATGTCAAATCAATATTAGATGGTGAGAGTGTATTTGAATTAAATGATGGCGCGGCAAAAGGTGAAATCGAGGTTCTGACCAAAGAAATAACTAAATTATTTGAGTAATTACTCATTTACTCATATGATGTTATGAGCTGATTCTTTGGGAGAAATAAAAATGGCACTCGAAAAAGCTCATAGTAGCACTAAAAAAATGACCTTTGGTGAAAATCGAGATCTAGAACATGTGATGGGTACTTCACCGCCGCCAGAAGTAAAAACTAAGCGTGTAAACGTCAATTTTGGGGAAGAAAAACATAAACGCTTTAAGGCCGCTTGCGTAAAAAATGGCACATCCATCACTGACTTAATCAATAAACTTGTCGATGATTGGTTAAAAGAAAACGAAAATAAGTGACTGTTCGCCACGGTTGGGTGGCGACCGTTCACAGCAAATTTTTTTACTTCACATTTGTATTATTTTTCAGGATTGTTCAGATCATTATTGACGAGTTTTAACGCAGCATATTCATGATCTTCGTTAGCAACTACGCCATAACCCCTCCATCAATGCGAACCTAGAGCAGCCACAGACGGTAACTTTGATATTTCATTTGGAAAAACAAAATATGTTTTGTTTTTATCTTGTTTATGTTTCGTTTAAACAAAAAGAATAATATTGTTATGAGCTGAAATAGGCTATTAAATAACAATTAATTAAATTTAAAGTATTCTCGTTATAAACTATAAAATATCCATTATTAAATGGATGATAAGGATTTATTATGAAAATAACTTACTCTAAGTTCAAAATAATAATCGCAGCTTATCTATTGACATTAATTCCAACAATATCAGTAGCAAAAACAATTGAAACATCATATAAATATCCTATTAATAAGTTAGTTGTTAAACATGAATATACCAAGTTGCCTTATATACTTATTAATGGTAATGGAGGAAATCCCGGAGGTAACGGTGGAAATGGTGGGCCGGGAGGAGCTGGCGATAATTCCCCTGGCGGTCCAGGTGGCACCGGAGGTGATGGAGGTAATAGTGGAAGTGGAAGTGGAAATGGAAATGGAAGCGGGAATGGAAATGGGACAGGAAATGGAAATGGCGGTGGAAATGGCGGCCATAATATTTAAATAAAAAAAAATAACGTATCTGCTTAATTTTTTTAATTTAACCAGATGCGTTATTTCATATTTTTAATATTTTTTTTGGAGATGAATAAAATGAAATTATATAAATTAATTATCGCTGTTTCTATATTGGGTTTTCCTTTTCTATCCTTACAAGCTGAACCCACAAATCATTCCACTTCCACTATGAAAACAAAAATAGCCAAAACCAGTAACCAGATTAATTGTGATGATTTAAATGGAGAAACCGGTCAAAACGGTCAGAATGGAATACCAGGGAGTGATTGTATCAATGGCGGAAATGGTGGGAATGGTGCTGAAGGCGGCGGAAATGGCGGAAATGGTGGGAATGGTGCTGCAGGCGGTGGGAATGGAGGAAATGGCGGAAATGGAGGAGCTAATGGAGGTGCCGGTGGTAACGGAGGTGATGGTGGTAGTGGTGATAATAATTGAGTAGAAGGAGAGCACTATGAATCACCACAAATTATTATTCGTCTTTATATGCTCATTAACAGTCTCCTCAGTATCAGCTTCACCCAATACATTCGTAAAGAATACGTCACATAATAACGGTTATGTTCTCATTGCAAATGGAGGAAACGGAGGGAATGGCGGTGACGGCGATTCTGGAGGAAACGGAGGGAACGGAGGAAATGCTGGTACAGGTAATAACTCTAATGGTGGAGATGGCGGGAACGGAGGAAATGGTAATGGTGCCAATAACCCTGGAGGCAATGGAGGGAATGGCGGCCCCGGAGGAAGTGGTAACAATTCATCCGGTGGCAATGGTGGTCACGGTGGCAATGGTGGTCACGATGGGAACCATAGTACTGTAATTTAAGGAGCTAATTATGATAAAGAAAAAATCATTTTTATTATATCTATTACCTTTATCTATGTTTATCTGTTCTTCACTGATTTATACCTCTTCCATCATCTTTTCCTCAACAGTTCACGCAGCAGGACACGGAAATGGGAGTAATGGGAGTAATGGGAGTAATGGGAGTAATGGGAGTAATGGGGGAGATGGAGGAAACGGAAGTGACTCAGGAAATGGCGGTAATGGCGGTAACGCCGGAAACGGAAGCAACGGAAATGGCGGTAATGGCGGCAATGGGGGAGCTAATGGAGGTAATGGTGGAAATGGAGGAAACGGAAGTGGCTCAGGAAATGGCGGCGACGGCGGTAATGGTGGTCATGGTGGTCACGGTGGTCACGGTGGTCACGGTGGCTCAAATGGTGGACATGATGGACATGATGGACATGATGGATAATTTATATACTAACCAAATAAACTATCACCAATTTAAGTTGGTGATAGTTTATTTCTAATTTTTTCTCTTAAGTAGCACAATAACAACGAGTCGTATCATATTAAGTTAAGTATAACGATCTAAAAACGAAAATAAAGATGACCAACCTTCTCATGAGGAAACCTTACGTGTAATAATCTACACTCTCCGTTTAAAGATAATAAATAAATATGTATCATTACTTAAATTATAATTCACACCATAAAAATCCGCCATACTTTAAATACTCACTTACAGCAACACAAACCTCTAAAAAGTAGACTCTTCATAGTTATCAACCGTACATTAAGATAAAATAACAACATTGACAAACCAATTTATTATCGTGTACTTTCATCATGGATAAAAATACAACAAAGGAAATGAAATGGCTAATATTATTTATTTGACGATTACTGGTAAAACTCAAGGTTTAATATCCTCCGGTTGCTCAACCGAAAACTCCATTGGAAATATTTATCAATGTGGCCGCGAAGATCAGATATATATTTACGAATTAAACCACTCTTTATCTAGAGAACAAAATGTAAATCATTTTCCTGTCACAATAAAAAAACCAATAGACAAATCAACGCCATTATTAGGTATGGCAATATCAAATAATGAAGAATTAGAATGTGTGTTTGATATGTACCGAACAGATAGTAATGGTGGATTGGTTAGATATTTTAGTATAAAAATAACAAATGCCACTATAAGCAACATAGATATAATTTGCCCTAACTCATTAACTCATAATGAAGCACAACCATTAGAATGTGTATCTTTTAAATATAAAAGCATAACATGGCAACATTATTCAGCAGGAACTAGCGGTTATAGCATTTGGGATGATAGGGTTTACTAATCATGTATATAAATAGAAATGATGATTACTTTTCCACTATGGGCGCATTAGCTGCCAGAAGCGTAACGGAGTCATCTCTGGCATTATCAAAATTTCTTGGAAATGTCTCAGTAAAACTGAGATTTCAAAGTGATGTTAAAAAATTCACTGATCATAATTTAGGAATATTATCAAGCGCATCATCTTCTGAATCCGCTAAATCACAAGCAATACAAGATTTAAAGCAAGAAAAATTATATCTTGCTGAGCAAGAAAACACGCTTAGAAATAACATGGCTCAAAAGTATGCAATTATTGAAATAAAAAAAGAAAATGATGTCTACACTTATATTTTAAAGGGGGTAGGTTTAGTTGCTGGAGCTGCACAATTCATCACTGGTGTTGCCCTTGTTACAATGACAAGTCAAACAATAGTTGGTTATGTTGCAGGCTCAGCAATGATAATTCATGGCGCAGGTAATTTCGAAGAGAACTTAACATCAATACTTAATAATGATGCGGATTATAAAGGCTATTTAAAATTAGGCTACGAACATGCTTTTGAATTTATAGGCTCAGATAAGAAGACGGCCAATTTAGTCTATGGAGGGGTGGACATCGCACTTTCTGGATACGGTGTATTTAGAAGTGTATTAAAACCCGAAGCGTGGAGATTATTTTATTATATAAAAGAAGATTACGTTTTAAGTTATAAAACTATGGGCGGATATGCACTTTCATTCGAAATATTAGCAGATGGGGTAACGTTAAAGTCAACCTACGACGCATATAACGACCCCGCAAATAGTAAAAAATAATATATCACAGTCGTTTGTATTTTCTCATAAACACAAACGACCGATAGGACAATTTAAAAGCTGTCATTACTAACGTAAGAGGAAGCAGAATAAATAAAGCAATAAAAAACCCTATAACATTTGCTTCACCCGCCATTAAAAAAAAGTACGCTAAAACTAAGAAAGAAAAAGGAAGAACAAATAACAACCTATAAAAACGACCTTCTAAGCTGATCATTTCATCTAACAATGTAGTTCCATTCTTTTTATTTATAGATTTTAATAACTCCATATCCTTAAAAGTAAATCCACTTTCTTTCATTAATTCTTCTACTTTTTTAGTATCCATTTTTAATTCCGTGTTTATTTGATTCCAACCATCAACAAAAATTATGGAAATGAACTTCAATTGAAATTATGTGGCGTTCATCACCCTATTAATTTTAACTTATTTTTTAAAAAATAGCATTGTAATTTCTATCTAGGTCGTTACAACTATCACCAACTTAAATTGGTGATAGTTTATGTCTGAATCCTTCTTTTAAGTAGCACAATAACGTACCGTCACACTAATCATCAGAACAGCAGCCATGAATTTGATCATGAGGAACCTTATGTTCATATTCTCGCTCGTTTATCACCCGAAGATGGTGTCGAAACGATATAATCAGATAAGCCTGTTTTGCCTGCTCCACGATATGTTGTGGTATTTCTGCTCCCGCATGAGCACCCCCAGGTGCACAACAGGCATAGAACACACTGACGCCTAATAATTTTCCTAAATCAGTTGCTGATATGTTGAGTTTTAACCACTCATGAAACATTTGATCACCCTCGTCATAAGGCGTCATGTCTAATGCTTCAAAATAGATATCCTGCATTGTGGTTTGAAATTCGCCGCGACAAAACTGAATACATTGTCTCGTGTCATCTTTATTTCCTATAACAACAATATCCTTTTTACGGGCTTCCAAAATAAGTTTATCCCAGTCGTTATCTGTTAGGTGTTTCACCTTATCAAGCGAATAATAAAGTTCAAGCCCCAGTGTTCCTTCATACATTTCTATGGGGAGAGAAAGGGGGGAATACGTTATCTTTGGTACAGAGGATAATGCTTTTTCCATGTCGGCCAGAATGGTTTCAACAGTATAGTGTCTCATCTCTATTCCTTAATACGCTTATTACTGGAACAAGTATAGTAGCCGACATTCTCCTCGGACACGTTGGTTTTTTATTATAAATAAGGGGGGGAGGGGTCTCTTTTGACATAGGGGCATCGGTATATTTTAAAAAACGGTGAGAATCTTGCAAGGTTGTCCCACCGGCCGCCATGCGTCATGGCCACCGAATTTCCCATAAGGGGGACTTCCCTGGCGGCTAAAACGTACTTCTTTCACCAGATAGAACATAAATTAACCTATTGATTATTAATATAATTTTAATTATCTAATGACAGTGAAGCGCAGTGTGACAGGCTTTATTGTCTATATCGTAATGAAAAGTTCCCTTTTCTATTCAGTCAATTAGACACAAAAAAGCCCCGCATAGCGCGAGGCAGTTAATAACTGATACATTTTTAATCTATCAAAAAGTATACATTTTGATGCTTCCAGAATATCCCTCTTAAAAGTCCTATCATAAATGTTTTATCAAATCATCTAAGAAATAATGATAGTGTTTTGCCTTTTAAGTTCAGAATAGCAGACATAAAAAAGCCCCGCATAGCACGAGGCATATAATATAGATCACTGATTTTTATTTTATCTCGTCAATTTCTGGAATGGGTTGTTCTTTCATTGCGTCCAGTTCCAGTAACAAATCTAAACGATTGGTAGGATCAAGCTGTAAGAAAAGCGATTTTATCAGCTTATATTGTCGTGCTTGTGGCAACATAGTAAATCCCTCCGCTATATCACACATTTTTGTTACCGCGAGGAATGATTTAGCCTTGATTTCGTCGTCGCGTGTATCTGCCCCTTTCCCGCCATTTTTCGCGTTATCATAGCGACTTTTTGCCGCATTAAATAAACGCCTTAAATTATTAAATACCACGTCTGCATTGACGCATTCGTCTGTATTACTATCAATCGCAGTTGCTTTCAGCTCGCCCCTATCAAACATATCTTTAATTTCTTGTTTGAAAAAGGGTAAAACAGTTTCTAACACTGATCCTTTTTTAACTATTTGAGTTACATAGAAAATAAAAACTTCCGCTTTTAATTTATGATCTGCTTTTGCTACGCGATACACTTCATTAATTAACGTTTTACGCGCGTCTAAACCATTTAGTTTGTACTGATCATGTTTTGCTACTGTCTCTTTCACTTTTTTCATATCCGCAATCGCAGCGGCTGCAATAGTCGCGTTTGCCGCGCTTTTCTTTTGCGTCTTAACGGTATTCGTCAACATAATAAATCCTCTCTCTGTAAGTGGCTATATTGCCTGATATGCAATCAATATAGGTTATTAATTAACCTATGTCAATTTCTCGATACTAATAACAAAAATAAGAATACTGTATGAAATCACATATTTCGTTTTTATAACAATCTGTATGAGGAAAAATGATCTCATTATTCAGAAAGATAAATTCCAAAAACGAAAACATTTCACTGGGTCAATGGGCTATTTTTCTTTTTTTGCGATCACATACGTAAGGTGCCGTTATTTCACCGAGGAGAATCAGATGTTTTTCATACACCGTCAAAATGAATATTAAGTCACTTTTAGTGAATTAATATTCAACCGTATTATTAAGTTATGCTAATACACATAATTTTTTTTTATTCATTCTCTGTGTGCGCGTCACAGAGCAAGCAGCCTATATGACATATCTGTATCCCCGCCGTGTACAGAAATGCGCTGTACGTTATTTATAGAATGATTCTTTCTGTACATTTCAAGTAGCAAGCCGCTCTGTGGGAGCCAGAAGCAAACGAAACATTTATTTAACATGCTGATACATATTATTAACAATCATTATAAATTATTCCTTTCTTTATCAATCAGTTACTGATTAGACATAATACAACTATTTTGTACTTTGATGTGATGTTGTTTGTAACCTGTTGTTATTTAAGTGTGCGCAGGAAATAAAATTTGTATAGACGTTTGCTAAACGTATCGGCGCACCTTATGTCATGTATTATCTCTCTCTGTGTCAGAGATACAGCTATTTTTATTAGAAAAAATCGCAATATAAATGGCATGAGGAAAGAAAAAAGAAGTATGTATATAATATTATTAATTAATAATAAATATATAAATAAACGTATTATTTAGTTCTCTAAATATCGTGCTATTTTTTACTGTTTTTTGCAAAAAAGATCTATCGAGATCTTCGAGCCTAAAAAATTCTCTTCTATGCTTTCTCCCATTCTTTTTATTTCTATTGTTAGCGAGATCTTTTGTTAGTTTTTAGCAAGTGTCATATTGTGTGCAATTTTTCTATTTAACATCTTGATTAAAAACGAGAAAAAAATGCTGCAACGCTTAAAAATACCTACGCAATAAATTGATTTTATTAAATAATTATCTAAAAAGTGGTAGCAAAAATTTAATAGTACACTCTAATTTATCACGTGATTTTTATGCAAAACTGAAATAACAATCTTGTCAATTGACATACTTCTATTTCTTGGAAAAATCAATTACGCCTGATGATACGAAAGGTAAATCAAAACAAGAGGAAATTTTAAGATGAATATGTCAGAACTGACTGAACAGATGAAACCGGAATATGTTTTACTGGATTTATCTAAAGAAGGAACTTTCCCTAAAGTATTTGTGCTAGAAGGCGAATTTCTGCCTGCAACAGAGACACAACTGGCGCGTATCGAATTACGCAGCCGTGATGCGCAAAGTGTTATTTATCACCGAGGTAGTATGGATGCGCAGGATGCCGCATCGACTGCCGTAAAAAAATATTATGAGCACGTAGGCATTACAATAAGTGATACGGTAGTGGAGCATATTGTGTTCGATTGGCCTAAAACAATGAAGTTTACCGCCGTACTTTTTGTTGTTGAAGGCGTATTATGCGCTTTAAAGAAATGAGTATCTAAAAGCCTTAGTCAGAATTATCTAAAATTTTTTTATTTTTCGTTGTGCAAATTACAATTAATTGCAATACTTCTTTTTGTAACTTGCACAGCGATTCCTAGAGGTAACTTATGGCAATAGAAACTATAGATCATTCCACGCTATACCGTTTAGTTGAAGCGGGTGTGGTTAGTGAAGCTCAGGTTGTGAGTACGCTTGGTGGCTGGGTAGTGACAGTGAAATACGGCATGACAGAGTGTTCGTTAACCGCTCAACGCAGTCGTCAGGTACGGCTGTTTAAAAAATTGGAAACATTAGTTAATTACCTGAAAAACGTAGGTATTGCACAGTTTAATGTTGATGCGTCCAACTACAGTTCAGAACACCAGAGCAAGAATGCACGTCCAGATAGAGCCGTGGCGTTAAAACGGGCGCATGAAGCGGCGGCCTATGATGAATGGTTCAGAACACAGATACAAACATCTCTTGACGATCCGCGCCCAGCGATAGTACATGAAGACGCCAAACGTCATTTTGCGTCCCTAAAAGACAATCTACGTAAGAGGATATGATGCGTCTTGAGTGGAAACCTATGGCTTTGGCTGACAGGGAGCAGATTATGGAGTATATCGCTCAGGATAATCCACAGGCGGCGATTGCGCTTGATGATGAATTTGAAGCGTCCGCAGAACGAGCTTGTTTGCAACCTGAGATGTATAAACCCGGCAGGGTAAAAGGAACACGGGAAATCGTAGTGAGGCCACATTATATTCTAGTATACCGTGTTAAACGGGATATATTGATGGTTTTACGCGTTCTTCATGCTGCGCAACAATGGCCGACGACGAAATAACCGGATTTTGGATGGTTGAGGCATAAAATTCCAGAACAGTGATAAGACATAAGGGTCTAAAAGGGGGACTAATGTCACAAGGGGCAAGGTTCGTAGAGAACAGTTATTTAAAAGAAACCACAGAGGCTATGCAGGCGCAGCTAAAAGAAACGGTGTGGTTTTATATGCAGGGTAATCTGGCGGAAACACGGGAACTATTACGTTGGGGGCCGAAGAATCCTGCGTGTCCGCGTGTGTCGGATATTCGGGCATGGATGAAAATACTGGATCTGAATACCGTCGGTATTGCGCGTTTATTTGGCGTCCAGCGGACAACCGTAGCAACAAACTATCTGGGGCCGAAATTGGATAAACAGGTAGGTATGACTGTACCACGCCTGCTGCGAGCCGCATTGTTAACAGGATACTTTAAACACAATCCTGATGCTCCCCAGTATTATGCGGCGATGAGCTTATTGGATGAAATCATCAAAAACGGCGAGCTGGACACCATATGGTGCAAAATTGTGCAGGCTAAACGCAAAGGCGCAAAACCCGAAGTCATTGACCAGTTAAGGCAATCGGCCATTGCGACCATGTGTCCGCAATATCCCGTGAGTTTATCAGACGCGAGCAGTATGACGGGATCGGATAATAAAATTCCCCCCAAAAAAGTACGCCCATCGCGGGAAGTTTATCGGATGGAAGCGGCTGACAAACGGCGCTTAAATAAGGATTACTCACGCCATGTGATTGTTGATGAAGATTTTACGGGCGCGACATTGGACGGCATATACAATGAAACGGTATTCGTAAATTGTATCTTTAATAAAACCACGTTCGTGGGTCAGTTCTATGATGCTGAATTTTACCAATGTCAGGGTACAGAAATCTTACTCAACGGCTTATTTGACCGTGCGCAGTTCTACGAAGCACGATTTGATGTGCTCGAACTAAAAGGATCATTCACCTTTAGCCGTCTAATATCCTCCTTTTTTGGTAACCCCGATGGCATAGAGGCAAAACCGGAGCAATTTGCAGGTGCGGAGGGTATTCTCTCCTATGTGGATATTTCCCTGCCAGAACCCCGAACGATACAAGGCCGCGAAACATTGTCAAAATGGATACAAATTTTTCCTGCAGCAAAAGCATGGTCACGCACCACTCAGCCAGGCACACCAATGGGTGATGTCTTACACGCGGCATATTTTGGGGAATAAGATAGCCCGTGATATTGCGCAGAATAAAATCTGGTATACAGAAGTTGCAGCATATTCTCTAAACGCAATAACTGAGATTGCTTGATTTACGACCACAACATGCGATAATTGTATTAATAGTTAATACAACGGAGGCGATATGAGAAAGATTACAACGATTAGTATGGGCGATCAGCTCGACGGATTTGTTCAGCGTATGATTGAAAGCGGTCGCTATGGAAACGCCAGTGAAGTGATGCGTTCCGCATTGCGTCTGCTTGAACAACAGGAAGCGCATGATGAAGTGATACGCAAGGCGGTTATTGCGGGTCTGGAAAGTGGTGAAAGTGCATTAACCTTACGGGATATTGCGGAGCAGAGGAAGCGTAAACACAATGTATAGACTCTCAAAACAGGCAGCCGAAGATTTTGCCGGAATTTATGACTATACATTCCGGCAATTTGGTGAAGCTCAGGCTGACCAATATACGGAGGCATTAGAAGAGTTCTTCGATACATTAGCCAGAATGCCGCATATTGGGAGGGAATACGATGTTGTTCCTGACGTTATGCGCATTGAGTTTCACAAACATACGATTTTTTATAAGATCCGAGAAAACGATATTTTCATTGTGCGTATCCTCCATCAACAAATGAATCACGCTCATTACTTCCTCTAAATAGGGAAATAATAAGCGTGATTTTTCATATATTCTTTTCTTCGTTTAAGATTAAATCTCATTTACATGATGATGCAACTTCTCCTGATTTTGTTTATATAAATACAACGTCTGGATATTTTCAATTTCAACCATAATTAAAGAGATAGCCCATGCTGATTATGGCATGGGCTATCTCTTTAGCCCCCTAATTTGACATACACACTCTACTTGAGAAAATAACCTGACTGAATTAGGTCAAACAATAATCGTTTGATTGTCACCTATTTATCTTTAATAACTCAATTAATTGAGGAGTGACTTATGCTTTCAGGTATAGAACCCATCACGAAAAAGGAAATCAGATATGACAGAATGCTGGCTTTTTTACCCCGTCATTTTGGTCATTATTTTATGAATGCAGAGACCTATCTTTATAACTGGATGGATAGATACGCCGAGGATTATAACGGGGATTCTTATTCATATTATGAACTCTCTAATCAATCAATATTAATTTGTCCTGATAGTGGCTATTCGTTATGGTCAGAAAATGGTTCATCTTTTAAAGATTTATCACCAGAACAAGTTGGTATTACGGCAACCCTATTTTTACTGAATCATTTCATTTTTAAGACCTATGAACAGGAACCGAAAATGTCAGAGCAATTTAGTCAAAAATACGAGGGTTTAATGGATTATGGTGCAGGTTTAGGGCAAGAAATCTGGACACCAATACGCGCTTTAATTGATTAGTTGCTCCCTTCTGACAGAACATCCTTTCATAAAATAAAAACAGCACCTATCTCATTAATTCTATGGGTTATATTCCGTACTCATTTGACATAGGTGCATACAAAAAGAGAATAGTATTCATCGAAAAGAAATATTATTTATCTGCGAGGTCTGAATATGACACCTGCTATTTTTGTCACGACAAAAAAACGTTTCGCACAAGATCCTAGTCACGGACGCTGGTTTGATCTACTGGATTATACGGATGAAGACGATTTTTTAGAGAACATTAAGACTTTTTACGGGGAACTGGATGAAGACGATAGTTACTTTTTTCCCGATTGGATAGATATTCCCAAAGAAGCACTTAAAAAAGAGGGGCATCTGAACTGGGAATATATAGACGTATTATCTGAGTTAAGTGGCGATAGCCAAGACGCCTATTATGAATACTGTACGAATCTTCTTTATATCGTTGATAAAGAAAAATTTGAAGACGCATATATTACCACACTTGCACCATTAGAATCAGAGAGCGATTTTATTATACAGTACGACAGCGATTTTTTAGATGATGAAGCGATCCCTGAGATATGCAGGTTATATTTTGATTGGGAAGTCTATACACGGGATCGATTTATAGATACCTACATATGTTACGGGCAACATGTTTTTTATCAAATATAATTAACGTAGGCGATAACAGGAGAAAAAGTGATGGCAAGATTTATTACTTTGCCAGCTGGTCAGGTTGTGAATACGGCAAATATTGTTTATATAACCAATGTAATGAAAGTACAGCGCGACACCTCCGGTCAGATTGTTGCAATGACTCTAAAAGAAATTGAGAATGCGCCAGAGCAGCACTGGTATGCGTTTCGCGTAAATATGATCGATTATCATATTTGGGTATTCGGACAAAATGTTACTTCTGAGCATTCCGCTCAGAACGTTCGAAATAGTATCACCACGCAATTAACCACCGTCTAGGAATAATGCCTATGTCAGAGCTTCAATTCGAAACGAGAACGTCGGCTGTTGTCTCTACCGCACACTTATCACAGTCAGACATAGAATTACTCACACAGTACAGTCAGAATGCCCCCGACGAAGGGGATATAGTGGTACGTATCCATAAGGAGGGAGTCGAAATCTGTCTGGCAACAGACGCACATTTAGCGTGTATGGAGAACATAGCAGATACTCTTGACTTATCTGATGGTTTTCTCAATAATCTTCAACGAGTGAAAGAGACGTTGCCAGACCTTTATTCTATCGTGTTTGATCAAGATGCTTTCTTAGTTTCCGGTTTAATCGAATTTGAGTGGTAGTCCAAAAGTTGGGTGATGAATTATTCATTCCTATTCAGACATTTTTAGCTCCATCATGATGGGGCTATTTTTTTGTCCGTCATTTGACATACAAGCCGTACTTGAGAAAATAGAGATATCTTTTTAAGAGGAGAAAACTATGTCTGATTATTATAAAGAATCAAGACCGCGTTGCCTTGTTTGTAAAGGACACGGTTGTTTTATTTGTAATGAAACAGGTTTAATATCCGAATTAAGTTATTACAATGAAAAATCTGTGCTGGCGAATACCGTATTCAGTACATCTGATGTGGATAGTTTTATTATGGCTATCTGTGCAAAAATAAAGAAAGTGATACAAACGGGCATAAAAGTGTCTTCTTTAGAAAAACAACCACTTGATGAATTTATATGGCAATTAAAAAAGGAGATCAGGGTGAATACCAATGACAATATATCACATTCGGATATTGCGACATGGTGGATGCTCAATGAAGAGGCATTACCCACCAAAGAAGCAATAGAAGAATGTTATCTTTTAATTGAACTGCGCACAGAGTGTGACATGGGTGAAGCATGGTGTGAAGAGCGTAGAGTGATTAGGGATGATTATTTTGATGATTATTGCATTGAAGAATTATATGAATTAGGGTATCTCGCTTATCGAAATGGAAATATTAAAAAGGCAGCATGGTTGGAACAATTTATTGACAAAGAAAAATTAATAAATGCTATACAATACGATTATAAATCGATTATTTTATCAAATGGAGATGAATATTGGGTCTATAATCAATAGATATTTATAAAATAAAATCAGGAGATTAACATCATGAAAAAACAAAATAAGAAATTGAAAATCAGCATTCATCATTACAATGAATTAAAACGTATTTATTTAAAAGGTATATCAGAGTTTGCAAAAATAAAAAATGAAGATATTGCAAAGTGTTATGGTCGTGTTCAGATAGCATTGATGACAAAGAAAGATAAAAGTGTCGATGAAGTGAAAGAACACGCCCGCCATTTTTTCTTTTCATTAGTTATTAATGATGAACCCACAAAATACAATGATTTTTATAATCCAGCAACGGATATTGGCGGCTTTCTTGGTACATTGTTAACGTATCTGACGGAGAAACAAATCGATCAGGCCCTTATTCGTATTTTAGAGGAAGCAGGTATTGAAAACCAAAGCGGCGGAATTGCCGAAGCCAGCATAGAAGCACACCGACAGATGGAATTTATCATTCAGGAATTAAATGCGTTCAGAGAAGAACAAAAAGACAAAAGAAAACGAAATTTTTCCCATAAAAATGAAAGAATGGGAAAAACAATACATTAAAAAGAGAGTTAATATATGAAAATGAAACCAGAACATTATCAAGAATTAAAACGGTTATATATTCACACAATAAAATCCGTTGCTTCTTCTGATGAAAATAATTTATCTGACACTTATGATCGTTACTTAGAACAGGTAGATGCACCAAATGATCAACGTAAAAATAGTCGCTTACGTTGGTATTTTTATTTCATCGCAATAAATAAACCAGGAGTTTATTCTGACTATTATCAAAACGGACAAAGTGGATTTAAAGGAATATTGTATTCTTATTTGAATGACGATCACATTGATACCGCGCTAAAAAAAATAGTAACAGAACTGAATTTTGAACCCATTTAATGGTATTTTTACAGCTGTTTTTTTACATACACACCGTATTGAACAATAATAAAAAGGAAACAAAAAGAAAACACAAGGAAAATAGATGACCATTAAAACCTTTTCCGCCGTCACACAAAAGCAAATTGTAAATAGACATCAATATTTCCAGAGCATATCCTGTTTAAATCGGCATATGTAAAGGTATACCGTTATGCAACACACATTAAAAGAAGCCTATCCGACACAGGAAAAGGCACGTCATGTTGCACAAAGGATGGCTAGTGCGGCAGGTGTGCCTATTTGGATTTATCATCGAAAACACAAATGGTTTGTCAGTGGTACAGTGAATTTGTACGGACACAGACCGCTCATTCCAACAGTAAAAGAATTCAGACGCAAACACCCGATTTATACTTACTGGAAACGAACTGATATCCCTATAGTCCATTACATCAGCTTATATGCTGGGAAATATTACATGCTTGTGGATAATGTGATTACCACAGTCCCGTTTTATACGCTAGTCTATTTATTATCACAAGGCAGTTTGTTGGTGATATCACGGACAGATGAAGATAATACAGCAAAAGAAGTGACGTATTATTTGCGACGTTATCTGACAGATCAGGTCTTATACCGTTCTGTCGGTTTTCGTGTCTTTATCGTTCTTGCGGATAAAGATTGGGATATTCTGAAAACAAAGATGTATAACGCTGCGTTGATTTATGACGCGCTATGGAAGCCACCGGTTGGTATAACACAGGAGGAATCATGGCACGTACCCCCGAATCAAAAGTTAAGGAACAGGTCGATAGTTTACT